TCCAATTCCAAGACCAAAATACTGGGGGACCTGGTGGGGATGATTTGATTGATGAGGCCATCACTGTCACCAATACCGACGGCGGCTTCTCTAGCCTTGTCGGCGGGGTCTTTGAAACGGGGACAAGTATTACTACGATACTTAAGAATATTCTAGATCCGTACAAGCTGCCTAAGTTTAATTCTTTCTCTGTCGTTTATCAGGTAGGCGGCAATGGAATACAACACCAGGGGGGTCAGTCAAAAAACTATGAGGTAGGCTCAAGCATAGTCATGAACAACTACCAGTATGCGATAGATACTCCTTCTAGTGTGGTTTCTAACTCAGTGGTGTTGAATCAAAACTCTGCTCCGTTTGTAAGTGGATTAAGTGAGTCTAACACATCGCCTGTGCTATTCCCTCAATCTACTTCTCATCAAAGTAATACCCCTGCTACAATCACCTATGGTGTGTCAGCCACAGAAAACGGAAACCCTAACGGGATTACATCCACCGTATCGAGTGGCACTGCATCCATAAACTTCAGATACAAAGTTGGGGTTGCTGCTTCTAGCCTTGTGCCTTCAACTAACTCAGAAGCCACTACAATCTATGCAAGCATAGTGGGGTCTTCTTTGATAAGCGACCCTGGCGCATCTTCTTTTGATCTGTCTTGCTCCTCTGCCAATGAGGGGGAATCGAACTTTACGTTCATCTTAATACCTGAGCCCTTTGGTACTCTGAAGTCTGTCGTACAGAACAATTCGACAGATGTTACAGCTGATTTCTCACTTGTTGGAAGCTCCACCTTCACTGTTACCGTGACAACTGGTATATCTGTTGCTTATTATATTTACAAGACGAATGACCCTGGTGCATTCAACGATGGAAATACGCTAACAATAACGCTGAACTGACATGCCTGAGTTTTCTGGACAAGTAAGACACTCAAATCAAAACTTCCCTGTACTTGACCTTACTGACACTCAGACTCAGTTTAACCAGACGGGCAAGAGTCCCGTCAAGGGTATCGGTGTTTTTGAAAACGTAGCAAGCAGGGCAGCTATAACGACCAGGTATCGAACCAAGGGCTACTTGGCTGTGGTTGGTTCTACACCGTTTGTGTATACGAAAGACACCACAAGCGATGAAGAGTGGAGTGCAGATGGGAACTGGACAGGTTTTGCCGCCACCAACGGCATACCTACTGGAGGCCTGACAAACAATGTCTTGGCCAAGACTTCGGATGATGACTACCTCTCTGACTGGACGGGTGATCCTATCTTTTCTTCTACCACCCTTACATCTACTACTCCTACTTTGTTGTTTAGCAACAGCAGCCCCTCTGCTACTCCTGATGCCGAAGAGCTTGGGGTGATAGAGTTCAAGGGAGTGGGTAGTGGAAACTCCCTGGCTACGGGAGGTAAGATCTTATTTACTCAGTCTGGAGAGGCGGGGGCTTCTCATGTTCCTACCTCGATACAGTTCTTTACTTCTACCGACGATTCACAAAATCTAGCCTTCTCAATTAACAACGAGAAAGTTGCTATATTTGCAGACAACCCAACAACACCTACCGCTGTTTCTGGCGGGGTGTATTATGACGAAACACAAAAGTCTTTATTTTTAGGTATAAACGAATAAAACAACACTATGGCTACAGTAGCATGGAAAAGAGTATTTACCAGCGCGGATACGATACCTCTGGCGAATGGTGGTACGAATAGCACTTCAACTCAGAAAGGTTTCGTCGTCAACGACGGGGATTCAATCAACTCAATAGCAGGAACCTCAGGTCAGCTTTTGATTGGCCAGGGCCAAGCCGCCGCTTCCGCTCACGATGTTGATGGTGTTATCACCATAAACGCCTCAGGCACCACCTCCTTTATTGGCCAACCCGTCGTCACATCCGTCATCGATGATAACGCGGTCACGATGGCCAAGCTGCAGGACTTGGGTGCTGGTGGTATCATCAGAGGCCTCGACACTGGCGAGCCTGGAATTCTTCCCATCGGAGACCAGGGTCAGGTCCTTAAGGTAAATACAAGCGTAAATGGTAAGCTGGAGTTCGGTGACGCCCCCTCGGCCACAAATGTCGTCATCAAGGCAGGTGGTACTGGAGAGACTGATGCTCAGACCGATGCCCTCCCTGTTATTTTTGGAAACGATACTGGAAACTCGCAGCAGCTGTTTGGCGATGTCACAGGGGGCACGACACACTTTACTTACGATGCTAACGCATCCTTCGCGCACAAAACAGGAACGGGTGCATCCGACGGAGGTTCGGCAGGTGTTTCTTCATCAAGCGGCTTTATTGGTGACCTTGCTGGTATTGCATCAGGCTCTAATTTGCAGAAGATTTCTGTTTCAGCTGCAGGTGGAGCTTCTTCGCTTCTCCTTGCTCCTAATGGTACCACCAATGGACAGTTCAGAACCCCTATTGCTGATAACAAGTTGCAGTGGAATGGATCTAAGTTGACGATTACTGGTGATCTCGATGTGATTGGTGATGTGACTCAGACCTCTATAGAGGTTGTTAACTCAGAGTTTGATGACGTCTTGATCAAGGTCGCTGGTGGGTCTGCCAATGATGGTGCCGCCACTAGCGCTGGCCCCAACGGTGTCGGTATTGCCGTAGACAACGGCACCGCCAATGATGCTAACTTGGCTCGTTTTGTCTACAAGGGCCACGACGACAGCTCCTCTGTTCTGGGCTGGAGAATTGCTCAGGCGACAGACAACACCGCCACCTCCGCCGCTACTGCTTACGGTGTAGGTGTTATGGCGATAAGAGCCTTTGCAGCAACAGAATCCTCTCTGGCGGATACTGGACAGCAAGGCGCCGTGGATATCGGAATTGGCGCTATGCTGTTTAGCACCGACGATACTAGTGGTGGTCTCTTCATTCAAGTTGGCGGATAATGAGTCTTTTGAGGGGGGGTAAATCTCAAGCAACCCCCCCACCATCCACCGACACGCTCACAAAAGAAGAGCTTGAGCACCTTTTGTGGGCCCTTAGTGAGTCTAGTTTTAGAGGTAAAGACGTACATTTGTTGTCGAGCATCGTAAATAAGCTCAGCAACCAATTAAATTCAAAATAAATTCTTAATCTCAATTCAATGAAACTTGATATCAATGAAGTGGCGTTCGTGAAGAATGCTTTGGAAGGATGTACTGTTAAGGTGTCTGACGCAAAAGCGGTATCAGAAATTATGGACAAGCTTAGCAAAGAGTTTGAGCGTTTGTTTAAGCTGGAAGAAAAGAAGCAACAAGCGTAATTCTTAAACCATGTCAACATTAGCATGGAAGAAGATTGTCTTTGAGGACGAAGTCCCGAACATAGGTAACACCGACTTGACAATACCTTCACTTGAAAGCAGGAATCTTAAGATAGGCGGTGCGGCCAAGTATTTTAACATACAAGGCGCTGATGATAATTACCTTCTTCAGGCCACCCAGGCGCTTGTTTATTTGGGGAACCAAAACTCCTGCGTTTTATCTGGTTTTTTTACAACAGAAACTCAGCTTTTTTGCCAAGCAAGCATCAAAACAATCTCTTGCGAAGACGTTTCTGAATTTAGGATAGAGAGTCACAACGACGAAGCAACAGCTGGCCCTATACTAAATTTGGTAAGGGACCCTGATACACCAGGTGGAGTTGACAGCGACGAGCTTGCCAGGATAAACTTTCAGGGGGATAACGAATCTGGTCAGGGAATCCCTTATGCTGATGTCACAGCTAAGATCATAGATTCAGATGATACCCTTTGTGAAAGTGATCTTATTTTCAGGGTTCGAGACAAAGGCCAACAGCAACCGAACCTCGGCGTTACGCAAATACTTCAGCCTAACCCCGCAGGTGAACTTACCACCAATGAGATGCACCTTGGAGCTCTCAAGGTCCGAGACAAGACCCTTGAGGAGCTCACGCGGAGAACTCAAATGGTTTACCAGTGTGGCTACAACGGCGAGCTTCTTTCACTTACAACCAATGGAGCCTTTAATGAGCACGAGCTAAGAGTTTCAAATGGTGTACAGGTAATTGATGGGAGCAATTACACCAACTCTACTGGCATAATCATGCCCTTTGATGGGTATGTGGCTGGGGGTTCTTTTAGCTGCGTTAGACATGCTGCCACGGTCTCAACTTCGGGGCGACTTAGGCTTGTTCTTAAGAAATACACGCCTGGGGGTGTAGGCAACTGGGATGAAGATTTAGAGGTTGCTTCTGCACTTCCTGGTACATCTACTCCGCACCCTGTGTCAACTACATACACTATTCCAGGTACGACTGTTCAACGATCCGAGGATGTGAAGGTGTTGAAGGGGGATATGATTCTTCCTTTCTTCCACGTTGGAACTCAGGTAATGGGCGACACTTATAGAGTTGATGACGTGATCGCCCAGTTTGTTATTTACTCAGAAGAGAAGAGTCAGTAAGGTAAATTCTCTATTGCATATCTTTGCTTTATGCCCAGGGTAGTAAAGTCAAAGAGAGATCCTCGTCTTAAGAGAGCTGGAGTCAGCGGGTTTAACAAACCCAAAAGGACTCCTAATCACCCGAAGAAGTCTCACATCGTTGTCGCCAAGCAAGGGGACAAGGTGAAGACCATACGCTTTGGACAGCAGGGAGCAAAAACTGCTGGTAAACCAAAGGCTGGTGAGGGACCTAAGATGAAGAAGAAGCGTGCCTCTTTCAAGGCGCGTCACAGACGTAACATTGCCAAGGGCAAAATGAGCGCAGCTTATTGGGCTAACAGAGTAAAGTGGTAATGAAGACTGTAAAGTACAACAAGGGGGGCAAGCTTAAGATCTCCCAAAAGACTGTATCTGTTCCGCCACCATCTGGTTACCACTGGATGGAGGAGAGGGGCAGATACTTTCTTATGAAGGGTGACTATAAACCTCACGCTGGTGCGGTACCTAAGGCCAAGTTCAAAACTGTGAGCCATGGCTAAGACACCAGCACAGCAGGCGGCGATTGCTATCGCCATGAAAAAAGCAGGGAAGAAGCCTAAATCTGCCAAGAAAGGCATGAAGTTTAATCCCAAGTACACTCGCGGCAGCGCTGATGTAGGCAAAAGAAAACGTCTTATGCAGCAGATATCTGATATCTATAAAAAACACAGAGGCACTAAAGCAAAAAGAACAAAGAAAGGATTCCCACCTGCCGTAGCCGCTAGACTCAAGAAGCTCATGGCACAAAGAGACAAGATATGAAGGTTATGAAAAAGGGTGGTATGGCTGGTTTGTCTGCCGCACAAAAAGAAGTATATCGCAGAGGACTCGCTGCTTACATGAGCTCTGGCAACAGGCCAAAGGTTTCTCAGCACGCATGGGCTATGGCAAGGGTTAAGTCAGCGTTTGGTAAAAGAGAAGCAGCTAAGATCAGGGCTGGCAAGGGCAAGAAGAAGAAAAACAAATAATACCTATATTTGCGGAAACAACTATTACTATGGCTACAACCACCGCAACACTCCAGCTTCAGAGCTCAGACCTCACTGGTGATGTTTTGTCACTTAACCAGTCCTCAACTCTGAGAAAGGCTGGTGTTTCTACTGGGCTCGATCAAACAACGGGCGTCGGCAGAAAGACTACCACCGCTACTTCTCAGTATACTTTGTTTGCTGCTGCAGATTACAGTGATGACAAGGCACACAAAGTTTACATTAGAGTCGTTTCTTCAAATGCTACTGAATTTGTTACTGTCGCATTTGGCAACGTGTCTGTTGGCAGATTGTACGGAGGCGACTTCTTGTTTGCTCCCTTCAATGGTACTGACGACATCAAGATCACACCCAGTGTTTCTACTGAACTGACAGTTGAGTACTTCCTGATCTTCGAAACGTAATGTCTAGCATCAAAGCATCTTTCTCTTTTAGTAGTCAGAATGCTCTCTCTTATGCTATCAACCTTGTAAAGTCCTTTACTGGTGTTGCCGACTCAGGCCACTCGATAAGGTCTAAGGTTACAAGCGTAAGCTTGGGAAGTTCTGGGGATGTCACTATTGCCAAGGCCAACGACAAAACGGATGTAGCCTACGTCTACTTGTGCAATCTTGATCCTGAAAAGGAGAACTACGTTTATATCTACACAGGCGCCACCACTGTCGCTAAAGTTGGCGGTGGTGAGTTTGCGTTTATACCAGCCAACCCAGCTATCGACCTTAAGGTGTACGGCACCAAGTCAGGTCAGATGATTGAGTACGGCTCTTTCGGTGTGGACGATACACAAGCTAAACTTGGATAATTATGGCACACCCAACACAATCATTTCCCAAGGGGTTCTACGACATAAACGAAGCTTCAGCCACCGCAACAGAAAGCTTCTATGCTATTACTTGCTATGTAGCTGGCAACATTGAAGTTCAGGGTGGTGGAAGATTTGAGTATGTAAACATTGATGCGGCCTCCGCCTCAGACGTAGTCAAGTATATCGACCCCTCTACTGGTCAGGCTTACGTTGACGAAGCTGCGGCAAACGGCGATGCAACTGGCTTCTACGAAAAAATCCCTACCGAAAAGACTACTATTGCTTTGGCAGTTGGTCAAACGGTTTACGGTGACTTCACCGTTGTTAGCACTCCTGCCTCTGGTCAGGCTTCGGTGCTCGCGTACTACAAGTAATTGATAATCAATAATTTAATTTAAGATGGAAGAAAACATCACAAACTTTGAGATTGCGTCCTCACCTGAGGAGTTGCAAGCAAGTATGGACCGTGAAGCTCAGGCTCAAGCTGAAGCTCCAGTCCAAGAGGAGGTGCAAGAGCAAGTTGAAGAACCTGTTCAGGACACCCCGTATGTTGACCCAGACGCTGCTCCAGCAGAACCACAGGTTCAGGCTGAGCAAACACAACAAGAAACACAAGAGTTTGATGGCGAAGACGTCGAGACTGCAGTTCTCAATTACCTAAGCGAGAGGCTGGGTAGAGAAATCTCAGACTTCGATTCTTTGTCTCAACCTCAAACCACAGCTCTTGACGAGAGAGTTGAAGCCATCTCTAAATTTGTAGCAGAGACAGGGCGATCTCCAGAAGACTGGTTTTCATACCAGCGGTTAGACCCATCCGAGATGGATGATGCTACCGCTATCCGTGTGAATCTGGCTACTGAGTACCCCAATCTGACATCACAAGAGATCAACACTCTCGTTGGCAGCAAATACAAGTTGGACCCCGACCTCCACTCGGAGGAAGAGGTGCAGCTGTCTAAGCTTCAAATGAAGATTGATGCGCAAAAAGCTAAGGCTAGTATCGAGACGATGCGGTCTAAGTATGCTGCGCCAGAAGTTAGCAATGCAAGCGAGGACATGTTTGATGAGACTTGGATCAACAACATGACCAAGGAGGTTGACGCAATGACAGGTCTAGAATTTGACCTGGGCAATGACAAGACCTTTACGTTTGGTCTGAATGATGAATACAAGGCTCAGCTCGTTGACAAGAACTCTCGACTCGACGAGTACTTTGATCCTTACGTCCGAGAGGATGGTAGCTGGGATTACGACATGCTCTCTTCTCACAGAGCCGTGATTGACAACATCGACACCATTGTTTCGTCTGCTTACAGACAAGGCATGAGCGATGGTCAGCGCGGCATAGTAGATAAGGCAGCCAATGTCCAGGCCCAGACACCGCAGGTCGGACAGACTAATCAAGATGCTGACCCTGTCATTTCCCAACTAAAACAAATCATGGGAGACGGAGGTCGCATGACTTTCAAAATCTAAGAAACTATGGCTACTTCTAGCTCATTGGGACCAGCAACCGCTACAGGTGCAAACCCCAATTTTAGACTTTCCCCAGAGAAGTATTCTTCTCTGAATGACTTGTTGACCGCTGGGTCTCAAGTCAACAAACCTGAAGTTCGTGAACTGTTGGTCAAGTCTTATGGCGACCAAGGTATTACTGGCTTCTTGAAGCTCACTGGCGCTGTCAACAACGCAGGTGCTGCCGACCAAATCGAATACTACGAGGAGGGTCGTCGTCACAGAACCCTTACCCTTCAAGCAACTGCTTCTCCAGGTACGGGTGATACTGCTGCGTTCGCTATCACTGCTGAAGGATCTGACGGAGATGTCGTTGACCCTGCCACATCTAAGTTCTGCCAGACTCGTGATGTAATCATGAATACCAACACTGGTGTTCGCTACATTGTGGTGGACGATGACAGAACGGATGATTCCAACGCTATTACTTTGGCTCGTTTGGACGGGGACGCTCTTAGTAACGCTGATGATGGTTTCTCTGGAACTCAAGAGTTTGTCGTTCTCGGCAATATTTACGGACAAGGAACCGATCAGCCTGAGCACTTCATGCAGCCAGACGTGGTTCGTAAGAAGAACCCATTCATGATCATTAAGGATCGCTACCAAGTGAATGGTTCTCAGGCCACCAACGTGGGCTACATCAACATCGGCAACGGTGACTACAGATGGTTCATGTACGGTGAGCAGGAGGCTCGCAAGCGCTTTGAGGATCGCAGAGAGATGATGATGCTCTACAGCGAATTGCACGACGGAGACGCCAGCTCCAAGCAGGGTATCGCTGGCTCTGAGGGTTACTTCGCAGCTCTCAAGGACAGAGGTTTGGTTGTTACTGGTGCTAACGCAGCTCCTTTGACCCTCTCTAACTTTGACGACATCATCATCGAGTTGGATAAGCAAGGCGCTCCTGCCGAGTACGCTATGTACTTGAACAGAAAGCAAGACCTCGCTATCGACGACATGTTGGCTGCAGGTATCGCTACTCAAGTGACTGCTGGTTTGGCTGGTCAGTTTGGCGCGTTCAACAACGACGCTGACTTGGCTGTGCAGCTGGGCTTTAAGTCATTCACTCGCGGTGGTTACACCTTCCACAAGCACGATTGGAAATTGTTGAACGATCCAACTTTGGCTGGTGCGTCAACCAAGATCCAGGGTGCTATGTGCCCAATGACCCAAGTTGTTGACCCACGCTCAGGTGCTAAGGCTCCTGCGTTGGAGATGAACTACAAGGCTTCTAATGGCTACAGCCGTGAAATGGAGCACTGGGTAACTGGTGGCGGAATCATGGGTCACACCAACGGCGACGCTGGTAAGGACGTTATGACTTTCCACTACCGCTCTGAGATCAACTTGATCACCCGCGCTGCGAACCAGCACGTCTTGATCGAGGGATAATAAACCTGAGGTGACGGGTGAGAGCCTTCGGGCTCTCGCTCTGATCTTCATAATACCTTTAATCATGGCTGGAGGAAAATTTTCAGAAAAGAACGCATTCTTGATCGCAAAGGATGATGCTAAGCAAGACATCGGGGCTGGAGAGTTTTGGAATGGCTTGACTAGCAGAATCAAAATGACTGGTGCGTTTACATTGAAAGCACCGTCTGGTGTTAATGTTGACGCGGGAACTGTCATCGTTGTTGCTAACGATGCTGGATCTGGATCCCTCAAGGTTACCCTTGAGCCAAATCCATTCCCAGGCTCTAACATGAATGAAGTTACCATTGAGCAGGATGACTACGGTTCGTTTCTTTACGTAAACGAAGACATTGGCTTCCTCCCACTCGGGACAACTGGTAATTCAACAGTGGCCTAATTGTAATTGGGGGGTAGGGAATGGCTCTTCCCCCCTTTTATTTCTCGAATGAAGAAATTCTTTTTATTTAGAAAGGAAGAGGTCAACGCAGGTAGCGTAGACTCATCAGACACAGGGCAAGGGCTCAGTGTCATAGGATTACCAGCCGACAGCTTGGCATTTGTTACAGCTGGGGTGGGGAACGTCATCATGTACTTGAACGGAGCTTCGAAGTACGAGGAGAGCAATCTCACAGACGGAGAGTCTTTTGAAAAGACATCAGTTACAATCTCTTGCGAAGAGGGTAAGGAGACAGAGCTGATCGAATCCATTCTTTCATTTATTTCTCGTGACGGAGGAAAAGGCGTCATGAAGTTTGACGCAGTAGAGTCAGAGTCCACGTTCTCAAACGTTTTTTTTGACTCAGGCTTTAACGCAAAGGTTCGCATCAACCCTGTCAAAAGGGTGACTGGCGAGATTAGCACACAGACATTTATTGGAACCTCTGGGACAGCTGGTGTTGATGTAGCATCTACATCAATCGGAGGTATTGATTTTGGCATTGAGGCCAACAAGCCAGCCCTTGACTTCAATCACGAAGGGATCTCAGGTGTGTCTAATAATACCGAGATATCATCTTGGGCTAACGCAGGGACAGGCGGGTCTTCTTACAACATTGCCGCAAATGTTGGCGCCCCAAAGAAGTTTACTGGAGGGGGTGCGCCCAAAGTTGCCATGTCCAAGGACTATGCTCAATTTACTGAGGCCGACCACTTTGTAATTCCTACATACACAGCAGAGGGTGCTTATACTGCATACGTTGTCTTTAGCTTCCACAACACAGCAAACACAACGCCTATCTACGGAAGTGCAGATACAGGCACATTCGGACCGTTTATTGGTAAGTACAACACGAACGCAAACGGAGATGTGGTGTCTCATGGGACTAATCTTAAAAGCACAGTCGCCTTCAGGCACAAAGACAGAAAAGGACTTCCAGCCATTGCAAAAACTGGCTCCTCTTCTGACGGAACCCGAGCTTGGGATTTTCCCACGTTTGGGTCTGGCCCAGCGTATCCTGAGCACCTACAAGTATTTGTTATCAGGAGAGACGTGAAGAACGGGTTGTTTGTCTACAACCGAAACGGTGATCTAATTGCATTTGCACCTGCAGTTACTGGTAGCGTAACAGACGCAACAAACCATAGAACGGATGGTGATCTTGTCATTGAAAGACTTGGCACAGTTGGCAATCTGACCACGGGATCATTCAATGGGAACGTAGCACGCTTCGGTGTGATTGAAAAAGACATTGGTTCTGCGGCATGTAGTACCTTAGCAACTGATTTATTTAACCTATATAAAATTTAATTTATGGCACAACAAGCTAGAAGGGCACCTGGTCGTCCTAAAAAGAACCAGGAAACAGCGGTGCTGGAGGCGCCAGTGGCAAAAAGAACTGTTGCAAAAAAGCCACCCATCCTTCGCAACGAAAACCCCAATCAAAGAAAGGAGTTTGAGGTTATTGACGGGGGAGGCATTGTGTACATGTTGCCTCAGCAGGGCGAAACCGTGTACGACAAGGCTACAGACAGCGTTCGAGAACTCAGATACTGCCCCAACGAAAACTCTATTTGGAGTGACGAGCAGGGCGACAAGGCTGTAAAGAAGTCTGTTATCTTTAGGAACGGAAGACTCTTTGTTGACAACAACCAACCTAACCTCCGCAAGTTTTTGGAGCTGCATCCAGGCAATCAAGCCAATGGAGGCAATAAGTTCAGAGAGGTAAACAAGAAGGTAAGCGCAGAGAAAGAGCTTGCTCAAGAGTTTCTTGTTACAGATGCCGTGGCCTTGGTTAGAGACAAGGAGATTACAGATCTCCTCTCTGTTGCTTTGTACTTCAAGGTGAACATCAACGCTCCTACAGCAGAGATTAGACACAACCTTTTGCGAATCGCAAAGAGTAAGCCAAAAGAATTTATCGAATCCTTTGATTCTCCGACAGTCAGGACCCGCGCTGTAATTAAACAAGCGGCTGATTATCAGATAATTAAACTTGATAGAAGCGCCTGTAAGTGGTTTGATTCAAACACGCAGATCGTTTCAGTACCAGTCGGGCAAGACCCAACGGACGTTTTGACGAGGTTCTGCCTCACGGAGAAAGGATCTACCGTCCTTGCCGATATAGAAGATCGGCTTGAGCGTCTAGCATAAAGGAAGGCCCCGAAAGGGGCCTTTTTCTTTTTGTATATTTGCTGTATGATCAGCGTAATAGAAGTATTTAACGCAGTTAGGGATCTGGCCAACAAGGATCAGAAGGGTTTTGTTGCGCCATCAGTCTTTAACTCCTTTGCTGAGGTGGCTCAACAGAATGTTTTTGAGGGGCTTTTCCAGGGCTTAGTTACTTCCAAAGCATTGAGGTTGTCTCAGAGAGACCCAGGGGCAGGAGAGTCTATATACAGGGGCGTTGAAGACGATTTGTCAGAGTACATCCAGGACTCTATTCTGCTTACAGCAAATGAGCCAAGTATTACTGGTGATGCCAACTTGTTCTCAAAGCCTTTCAACTTCTACAAGCTCATCTCCATGAGGGTAGAGGGCGATGAAAGGACTCCCATTGAGCTTGTGTATAGGCCAGACCAGATGTCTCACATTCTGTCTAGCAACCTGTCTGCTCCTACTGAATCCTTCCCTGTAGCGCTCGTGTCTAGAAATATAGAGGTCTTCCCCACGGATGTAGGAAGCGTCATCATGAGCTACTACAGACAGCCGTCGTCAAGATATGTCGCCAATGACGGTAGCATACTTCGAGGAGATCTTGACGAGACATCGTCACCAAGGATTTCTGTCACGTCTTTGCAGCCAGATGGGTTCTACACGCCGAGCATAAGAGACTCTAGAGATTTTGACCTTCCCGAAAAGTTCAAGGGTGTGTTGATTTCTGAGCTGTGCAAGATGATAGGCATTAGACTCAGAGACACAGCTCTTGTTCAGTTTGGACAAACCCAAGCGAGCTAATGGCTTATCAAGACGTTTCGGCTTCAGGTATGAACTACGTACCTCTAAGCCAGGTGATCAATGACTTTAAGATAACGAATGATGCTGACGACTTTACGGCCAACGCATCAGACGCTGCCTTGAGGAATCATGCCCTGAGAGGTATACGAGAGCTTGGGTTCGATGTTGTTAGCAGGATCAAAAGCATCAAGCTTGACCTTGACACGACCAACAATACCATAGCCTTGCCTGACGATTTCGTTGGGATACTGAAGCTTGGTATCGTTGACACCCACGGAATACTTAGGGTGTTTGGTGAAAACAAAAACATCAACTACTCAAGAAAGGTGACCACCCCTCTGTCTACGTCAGACAGCGAGGAAGGACCTTTGAACATAGAGGCCAACCTAATAAACAACAGGCAGGACGACAAGGGCTCAACGTCTGAGAACTTGGATAGCGCAGAAGATGTAGACTACTATGTGTTTGAAAATTATCTATTCAACGGTTCCATTGGTAGACTCTACGGAGTGGGAGGTGGACACATGCCAGGAGAATATAGACTCAACCTTGACCAGAACAGAATTGAAGTCGATACAAACGAGTCTTTCGACAGCTTGGTCATGGAATACGTCGCCGATGAAGCACGATCCACTAACCCCGTTATACACGTATACGCGGAGGAGTCTTTGAGGGCCTACATCTATTACAAGCTCTGCGAGAGAAAGTCCACTGTGCCTGCCAATGAAAAGGCAAGAGCCAGGGCTGAATACTACAACGAGAGAAGAAAGGCCAACAGAAGACTCAGCAACTTCTCTAAGGAGGAGGCTATGAGAATCACAAGAAAGAACTTCAAACTTGTTCCTAAGTACTAATGATCGAGAAGAGGTTTCCCCGAAAGCTCAACAAATCTGTTGACTCTAGAATCCTGGGCGCTGACTCTATGTCGGACGCCCTTAATATCAACGTATCAGAAAATACAGAAGGAGAGGGTGGAAACGGTGGCGTGATAAAGCCAGTGAAGTCAAACGTTCCTCTCGATCAGGGGTTCACGGAGTTTGGAGATTCAGAGAAGGTTGTTGTTGGAAAGGTCCTGTGCAACAAGTACGACATAGCCTACTTCTTTGTCTACGAAGCCAACGGAGACGGCGGTGTATATGCTTATGACCCGACAGGGTATCTCCCCAACAGCGCAGGAGGCAACGCCATACTTAAGGTGTTTAGCCATCCCATCTTGAAGTTTGACTACAATGGGTTTGTAAAGGCTGACATCACATACATTCAAAGAAAAAGCGTAGTCGCGGAGAAGGATTACATTGACGTCCCGTATATATTCTTTACAGACAACAACTCTGAACCAAAGAAACTCAACGTCCTTAGAGCTATTGTAGGTGACTACAACGACGATGAGATAGAGGATTTTATACTGGCGTGCCCTAAGACACCAGTGAATCGTATTGTGCCCTCTATCGACTCTGAAGCTGGGGGGTTTGAAAACGAAACAGGGTTTGATCAGAACGAGTTCCTTGAGATAGAAGGATTCCAATTCGCATATCAGAACGTATACAAGGATGGCTTTGAGTCAGCTATATCATCTTACTCTAAGATCTTTGTCCCCCCTGGTTACCTGCAGTACTCTGGTCAAAGCGACATCTCTTTGCTCAACTCCTACAATGCAATAGACCTTGTCATTCCAAATGACGACATGTCTAGTGAGGTAGAGAGGGTAAAGCTTTTGGCCAGACGAGGAAACAAGGGTTCTTTCTTTCTCATCAAGGAGTTGCCTTACGAGGGTGAGGAGATAGAGTACAGGTTCTTGAACGATTCTGTGAACTCTGCAATAGACAAGGACACTCAGTCAAAGCCTTTTGACAACCTGCCAAAAAGAGCTGAGGCTCAAACTATTATAGACAACAGGCTTGTTTACGGAAACTACGTAGATGGATTTGACAACGTGGATTTGTCATCAACTATCAGTCCAATAGTTTCAGAGAGGCCCGAAGACTTTAAGTCGTTTGAGATAGAGGTGATCCCCAGCGTGGCACCCTCTGAGTCTGAGTACTCTGGTTCTGGAGCCCAGAACAAAAACATTGGATTCACGCTTGATTGCAGCGGTTTGGATGGCCCAGTAGATGCTGGGTCCTTTGTCTCTTTTAGCTTCACTGTAAATCCAAAGCAGAACTTTCACGTCTACGACGCGACAAACTCTTATCATCAGTCACCCCAGATGGGTGAAGACTTTGACAACGATGGGTACAGTGCGTCTGGCATAGGAACTATACCTGATTATGCTGAATCACCAGCGCTAGTTGATGATGAGTCAGATCTCACAGGTCATCCCAAGGGGTACTGGTGGCAAAGCGCTGAAAAAAGCGGAGCCAGCTTTATCAGATCTCAATTTGGTGACAATACTGCCGTTCCAGCTGTATGCTCTAACGGAGTCAACATAGACGAAGATGTCATAAAGTTTCGTTGGAGATACTTTGACATGCTTAGTGAGACTTCAGGCATTGGCGATGTTGAGCAGGTTGACTTTGGCACAAGTGCAGCAAACCCTTTGATACTTCAAGGGAGAGCATTTACCATACGGTGTTCCTTTACAGCCAAGGCGCCGCTGTCAAAAGCTCAGGTTGCAGAGGTGTTCTCCATGATTCTTGAAGGCGGTGAAGACCCTTCGCTTAGCACCTTTGCTGAAGACATTGTGTTCCCAACAGAGGCAGAGCTTTCTTACGATATAAACCTTGGTCTCAACAACGGATCAAGTGCGAAAGAGACTTCAGGAATTGCAAATCTGATTACAACTGCTGGGAAGAGAATGAGCTTCCCCACAATACAGGTTGGCGGGGGTATCTCTGGTGAGGATGCAGACTCTTCTGAAGATGCGGAAGACTTTATCAACAGAACAGATGAAGCCTCTCAAGACCCATCTATCGTAAAAGGATTCTTTATTGTAAACAAAGCGACTGTAAAGTTCGGTCTGTTTAGAGACAAGGGGTATAACGAAGAGGTGACTGCAGCTCAAGGTCAGCATCCAGATTCACAGAATGGCCCAGCACAAATAGTTGAGGATAACGGAAAACCTAGAGCTAGGTTCGGCATCTACGTCAAAGAAGTTTCTTTGCCTGACGAGGAGAACGCCATACTCAGCTGTATGCGCAGACCTGTTCAGGGTGCCCGTTGGTGGTTCTTTGCCCCATATAATCTTGAAGAGGGGGACACCAGTCCTTTGCTTCCAGGGGTAGACTTCAGGGAGTACAGCTTATTTCCATTTATCAGCCCTGATAACGGACTCCCACAGGGTGGGCTTCAGGTGAACCCTGGATTTGCAGCTGCGTTGGGTCACAATGTAGACAATGATGCAGCACCTCAGGATTCAATAGGAACAACTTTTGGCATTCAAGTTTCTATGCCAGGGACTGGACAGATTATATCCATTACAGAGGAGAACATGTTCAGGAAAGTAGATGGGTCTCCTTTCTTTGCTCCCTGGAAAACAGTTCTCGGTGGGCTTCACTACACTTCTGAGTATGTTGATGCTGTCACAAATAGAGGTGAAAGCGTTGTCTTTTTCAAGGGGGAATCTCCAGAAGGAAAGTCATTATATACGCTTATGGACGGCGCTGGCGGGCCAGGAGGAGGTGGTATTGATGAGAACTCTGTATATGATACATACGCCTTGCACGGCCTCCTTGGTCCTAACCTTGATGACTACGGTGTTGGCATAGGATCTGTAGGCTCTGTCGGCCTCTTTGGTATATCTAGATCTGATCAAGACGCAGGCGATCTTGTTTTCCCTGGATTGTATGGCCCAGGCATCGACAACAACATTGTTCTTGGATCGGATCCTGAATCTGATGCAAAGTTTCCAGCCGTTCAACACAGCGGAGATGACTTCTTGACTGACAACAACGACTATAGCATTGGTAGTCCAATCTTAAGACAGACTTCGCTACCCTTTATACACTTGGGCACAGGTTCTTTTAACACCACAAACCCTGCTATTGGCCAGTCGTTTATACAGGCCTTCTTAAGAAAAGAACACTTTAGCGAGGACTTTGCCTTTTTTTCTGATCCGAATCTGTTTGAAACGCAGATAAGCAATCCTGACGGGGTAAACAATATACTGTTCCTTATAGAGCCTGGATCAGGTGGTTCTCAGTCGTTTAAGGCTGGAGCTAACCACGCCTTTGGTGTTGTGTTTTACGACGAAAGGGGTAGGTGCTCTGAAGTAAACCCTATAGGGTCTATGTATGTGCCTTGGTTTGGAGAGAGGGACAGCCCTCAAAATACAGGTCCAGTAGAGTCTGTATCAATAACACTTGCTGGGGAGGTTCCCGATGGAGCTACGTCATTCAGGTTTGTGTACAGCGGGAACACGACGATGTCTCGCTTTGTGCAGTACTCTTCTGGTGGAGCGTTCGTGACCCCAGGAAATGCCGACACGGATTCTGGCAACATCTTTGTTTCTCTCAATCACCTCCAGGGTCACCCCATATCTTTCTCGAAAGCGAAAGGAGCAAGGAGCGTTGAAGGAGCCCAAGACGTATATACATACAGAGAAGGCGACAGGCTTAGAATCATTTCTCACTTCAACACTCAAAATAACAGGGTGTTTGCTGGGTCTGAATATGAGTTCAACGTTGTAGACCAACGGTTCTTAAACGACGGCACAGACAACCCTTTGTACGACGTAGAGCAAGATGGAGAACTGCCTCATCCGTCCAAGGTTGGACCTTTCTTAGTTTTGGAAAACAACCCACAGGCTACAGACTTTACTGCCGATGTAATTAAGCTTGGGGAAAACAACCCAGACTCTACAACTCACGCATGGAATAAGAGGTGTGTGTTTGAAGTCTACTCTCCAAGAAAGTCGGCTGATGAAGAAAGCCTTGTGTACTATGAGATTGGCCCAGTGTATCCAATCACAGAATTTGAGCAGGAAAAAATATTGAAAGGTGGGGATGTATGGTTCAAGACAGAGGCCATGAACTTCCAGAAAGTAGAGGGCGGCAACTTTGTTTCTCTGATTTCAGAAGATGAAGCAACGTCTAACTTTTTCCCATACAACATTGAGTCACAAGTATTTAGCACAAAGGTCTCCAACTCTGATGTGTGGGGGCAAGGCAAGATAAAGCTAGTAGCTCCGAATATTCAGGAGTCTAGAAAGGAGGCTTCTATAACGTTCTCTGACAAGAACAACCCCATATCCAAGATCAACACGATCACATCCTTCAACCCTGTCAAGGGGCAATTCAAGGATTTGCCCTCTGAGTTTGGAGACATCAACTATTTGATCAACAACGACGATTCAATATTCGTTATTCAATCCAGCAGATGTAGCTCAGTTCCTGTCAACAGGAATATTATTACTGACGGTGGTGGGGGTGAGTCGCTTGTCGCTGCTAAATCTGTACTAGGCACAGAAAGGTACTATGCTGGCAACTACGGATGTGACGACAATCCAGAGTCTGTGTGCGACATAGGGAATACGGTCTACTTTGCAAGTAAGGGCGCAAGACAAGTCTATAAGTTCAACCCTTCTTCTGGTATACAGGTTATATCAGAGGTTGGCATGAAGACCTTCTTTAAGGATTTGTTTGAGAAAGCTGAGGCTGACGAGCTGGAAGGAATGGGTGAGATTAAAGTTGTCGGAGGTTACGATCCCTATGAGGACACTTACATTCTAAGCGTGTACAATCAGCCCATCATAATAGAAGAGGTGGTGGAAGAGGATGATACTTCGGAGGAAGATGATACTACCACAGTAGACGATGATACCTCAGGAGAGACTGGAGGAGACACTACCGATACTGGAGACGACACTACTGAGGAAGATACAAGTGAAGACGACGTCACTGATGAAGACGCAGGTGAAGACGATTCAAGCGGCGGAGGTGGTAATACTGGAGGTGACGCATTTCCTGGAGGGTTTGATCCTGACCTTGGCGGGGTTGGAGGCCTTGTGTTGCCAGACGACCCAGGAGATATTTTAGACATCATCACATACTGACATGGAGAAGACCATAGCATTCAGCAATTCTGGAAACGTTTGGGTGAGTAGATACAGCTACACATCCTCTTGCTTTGGGTGGGTAAAAGATCAGATGATCAGCAGCCCGAAGTCCACGACTTCAACCCAGGTGTTGTGGCTTCATGACAAAAACTCTTCGTCCAATAACTCTTTCTATGGCAGCCAGCCTGTGAGCTCTGGCATTTCTTTTGCGTTCAACAACAACCCTTCTGCCAACAAGATCTACAAGGCGTTCTCTATTGAGACCCCTGACATCCTTGCAATTCAAGGTGTGAACACCTTTATCGTCAACAACGGTACTGGCAACTCAATAAAGAAAAACGCCAGAGTCAATCAGCTGAAGAGTAAGGGTGGTATTTTGTACGGAGGCGTTGAGGGAGTTGTTGAGCTTGGCGTGGCTAATGTGAGAGCACTCGGTATTGTCGAGTCAATAACCAGAACTAGAGGTTCTTTTTACATTAAGATCAGTGGGCCCACCTCTCAGCACAGCGGGGGCAGGGCTGTGATTGTTAAAACAGAGGACCTGCAAGCGGCAAAGGAAAACCCAAACGCAGGCTGGGCATCAGTTTTTCCAGACGGATATTTTGACGGCGGTTACTTTGTTAGTACTTCGAGCAGAATAGAAGTCGGGGACGAAGTTGTTATATTGTATTTAGATATAAACTTTGATCAACCTAAGGGTCAGTTTGCTGACGTTTCTGTGACATTCGGTGTTGAAGACTTCGAGGTTCACTCGTTAAACGTTGACTTTGAAGCGACTCCGCTAGACCACAATAGCTAACATTTACTACTTTTGCAATCATGTCAGAAATAGATTTCTCACAACTTAAAGACCTTTTTGGAAGCACTGATAAGGATGGCAACTTCAAACTTAGCCAGGGATCAAAAGATGCTGGCAAGGCTATACTCGCAAGTCTTGCTGGACGAAGGGAAGCAAAAAGAGCAAAAAAAGAGCTTGAGGCTGGCATAAAGGCCAAGCAAGAAGCTTTTGGTACTCAGCTAGAAGAGGGTAAGAAAAGCTTTGAGCAGCAATTAAAGATGCTTAGAGACATGCCTGACATGACTCAGGCTAGTAGAGACCTTATCCAGGCCAAGCAAGAAGCTGCTGAAGAAATTCTGAGAAGAGGTGATGTAAGAGATCAAGAGACAAGAGCAGATATAGTGAGTGCGGTAAAGAGTGGTGACCCAAGGGCCACCTCTGCGCTGGCTGACGTGCTTGATAAGACTGGAGCTTCTCAAGATGCTGCAAGACTTAAGGCCCTTGAGCTGAAAGCTGATGCTGGAGCGATTGGGGCTAACCTTGCAGAGCAAAATAAACAGTTCAAAACAGCCCTTGAGAAGCAACTTATGGACAGAGCTGGTATGTCTGCTGATGAAGCTAATAGAGCATTGCTTGAGCTTCAAACTGCGCAGGAGGCTGCAGACCCTAGAGCTCAAGCCGCTGGGGACCAAACAACTATTGGACTTGGCACACTGTTAAAGGACTTTGACTATGGGAATCCAGGCGTGAAAGAAACAAAGTACGGGGGAAAGCTTGAGGACGGCGGGTACATGGGCGAGGAAGGATTCAAAACCAAAGGAGAGTTTGATCACAAGACCAACAAAAAGGCCGTGATTGATGAGGAGAACGGAGAGAAAGAGGCTGAGCTTACTGGCGGTGAAGTTGTGTTTAACCCAGACCAGACAAACAAGATGGAGGAGATCATAGCTAAGGGAGATGGAGACAAGCTCTTGAAGTTTATGAGGGACTTGTTGTCTAAGCCACAATTCCAAGACTAATGTATACTCCAGTAGGAAGCAGTCAGAACACCGCAAAGTCTTTGGGTGTACAAGCTCAGCAGGCTCAGCAATCAAGCGGGGGCGTAGCAATGGCTATACGTGCTGCTGATGCTTCTTTGCAGGCAAAGAGAAACGAAGCTAGAAGGATATACGAAAGAGCCCAAAATCAACAGCGTGAAGACCTTAAGACTGTAGCTGGATTTGATGCTAGTCTTGCTGGCGTTGATGCAGCCCCAGCTATTCAAGCAGCTGCTGATGAGCTCAGGCAAAAGATAAGAGAGGCCAACGATCCCGTTGAAGCACAAAGACTTATAGGTGACTTTAGGCAGCAGTTCAACACTCTTCAGGCCAGAGAAAACAATAGGAAAGAAGATGCTGCGCAGCTCAACACCATGAGCACATCTACTGGCAAAGAGATGGCTGCCTTCAATACAGCCTTGCCTCCAGGCATGGAGTATGAAGAGGTTGATGCGGGTACTGTAGCTCGTGCTGATGCTGCATTTCAAAAAAACTTTCAGTACGTAGACGGTAAGATTATGGTCGAAGGACCAGAAGGAAACCTTGTGCCGATTGATGAGGCTGCATTTATCAACGACACCTCTGCGTACCGACCAGCTCAGCGCAAGGCTGACGTTGGAGACCTTCAGACTAGTGCTCAGGGAGAAAGCATACAGGCTCGTATAAAAGCTCGTGGAGGAGGGGTGTTTAGAGAGAAGAATGCAGAGATGGAGTTTGACACTCTGGCTGAAAACGGAAACCGAAGTGGAACTGTTTTGAGAATGCAGATCAACGAGGACTACTTGGACGAGTCTGGCAACAGCTCTTACTTTGACAGCCCCCAGGAGGCCAAAGCTTTTGAGCTAGGTCCAAACGCATTTAGCAGAGTAGAGGGTAACCCAGAACTTGAGCAGGCTTGGAGAGATGTTTGGGGTCAACCAGGCGGAGCTAGAGAAAAAGACGACCAGGGAAACATCGTGGCAGACGGAAGCGGCTGGGATTTGCTTAACTCTGAAAGACCAAAGTTTGTAGAGTACGCTCGTTTTGCAATGGACAGCGCAGAGATTGAAAGAAGAAATAGAATAGCTTCTGGGAATAAGCAAGAATCGTCTAGGTATGCAGTAGGAAGCCTTGCTGTTAATACTGAACAAAGAGCTCAAGATGCTTTGGCGTCTGGCTTGGGTCCTAACGAGCAAGCACCTGGCTATCAAATGATTGCCTTGGTAGATAAAGAAGGCAGCTCTGATCCCATTAAAATAGAAGGGTCAGATCTTGGAATATCGGAGGGCGGTAAATACCTGATCCAAGGCTTTGGAGTTGATCCTCTGTATGGTATAAACAAGGATGGAACGAACTCCTCAACTGGCAGGAGAGATGATGGTCAGCAAATGGCAAGCGTTACCGTCAAGACCGAAAGAAACGTATACAAGCCATTTGGTGGCGGAGAGGCTATATCTCAAGAGGACTATGACCAACTGTCGGCCAATGACAAAGCTCTTTATGAGCAGAGTCTCGTAAAAGAAGAGACTCAAAAGAGAATACCTATTGGCCCTGGAACTAGTCCAGAAGGGGAGGCTATTTTCAATAGGCTTATGAGAGATCCTGAGGCTGCTGCTTTGATGCAAGCTGAAATAACCAAAGCAAGAAAAGAAAGAGGCCTCTACCTAAACAGCCTTGGAGAGCTTAAGGCGAGGCAGGATGCTGAAGAACAAGAGCTTCAAGATCAGGCGAATGAACGTGCATTAGCAAACGAGCAACGTGAGCAGGAAAGAAGAGATCAAATCAGACTTGACTTGGCTAATGCTAGAAGAGCTGACGAAAGAGCTGAGATAATTAGAGGGGATTCATTCAAGGAAGAAAACGTTGTTGCCCAAGTAGGCGGCAGAAACGTATACGATCCTCCGTTTATGAACGCTGAGATTAGAGACGGGAAGTGGTTTACTTCTGAAGGTGGCGACAACCCCATAGGAAGGGTTGTTATTTATCAAGACGAGAATGGCAAGTCCCAAAAGGGAATGGCTCCTCTTAGAGGTTAAAGTATATTTGTGATATGATTGAGGAAAATCAAGGATTCCCAGAGGCTACTGCAACTCCGACTTCTCCAGCCAGCCCGTCTAATGATGCCACTCAAGAGGCAATCAATCCAGATCGCCCAAGTCAGCAACAGTTTTTTGACAACTTCACTCAGCTTGGACTTTCAGACAAAGAGAAACTGAACCTCTTGAACGCTCAGGGCTTTGACCCAGAGAGTAATTACGGCCTGATTATGGACGACTATAATCGCAGGCAGGAGGAGATGTTGGCAAACCAAGAGAGACTAGAGGCGCTTAACAGAGCCACCTCAGCCTCGATGGAGGACTTAAAAAAAAAAGATTCGAGTTCAGGTTCTTCGGGAGAAGGATTCGAGTCTGGTGGGACTGAGTTTGAAGACCAGGCTTTTGGTCAGCCAGTAGCCACTGCAGACTTTAGGAACGTACTAACCATGCGTTCTGATGAGCACGAGGCCAACTACATGGTATTGGCCGATCAGGCTGGGCAGCTCAAGCTTGAGGCCGAATACATAGAGGACTTAGAGGAAAAGAATAAAAAGCTTGCTGAAGCAAGAGAGATTGCCGCTCAAGCAAATCTTGAGCATGGCAAGGCGATTAAAGCTCAGAACGGAATATACGAGATGGTTGGCTCTGACTTTAGAGTAAACCAGGAAAGCGATGTGGACGAGGGATTCATGCAAAGGAACATGTTCCAACGCATGAAAGAAGATGATGCAAGAATCAAAAGAGACTTTGGATTTGTTGGTGTTGAGAACAGGGCTGATCTAGAGGAATACAAGCAGTTAAGGCAAGAGGGTGCGTTTGTTGATCAAACGCTTGAGGAGCTAAGAGCAGAAGAGTACGACCCCATTGACGGCGTGCTTGAGTCTATGTACGACAACGCCTTCAACACCTTTGGAAACCTTGCTTTTGACAGGGGCATCATGGTCGCCGACTTAATCGGAGGGGAAGACAGCAGGATGTCCAAGTACTGGAGGGGCAGAAAGAAACAAATGAACGGTAAGTACCAGCGAGCAAGAGCTGCTGGTATGGCAGAGCTTGAAATCCCTGAAAACTACCAAGGCCTGGGTGTGATGGACACTTTGGGCAAGGCTCTTACTGGGGACATGACTGCACTCAACAAGTTTGTTACCTACGACTTGCCTGAGACGCTGGGCATGACAGCGGTTTACGCCGCTGACTTCTTTGCTATGGGTGCTCTTGGAAGAACTGTTGGCGCTACAGGCAAGATGTCTGACTCACTTGCCAAGGCGGGGCAGCTATCAACGAGAGCAAACATGCTTTCTGCCATGTCTCAAAGTGTGCCTGCAACTTTATTTTCTTACATTCCTCAAGGGTACGAATCGTACAGGGAATCACACCCTGAGGTGCCCATAAGTAAGGCCTTGTTCTTTGGAAGCCTTTCTGGTATGGCTGAGGGCATGATGAACGCCGTGACTTTGGGGTTGGGAAGGGGTGCTGAAGCCGCGTTTGCTAGGTCTGTGTCTGGTGGTATGAAACAGACCATCCAGAAGCAAGTCCAAGAAGCACTCAAGAAAAAGCTATCTACAGGATTCTTGAAGGACCTGGGTGCTGAAGGCCTTGAAGAGGGTATGGTGGCCTTTGCGGAGCAACTAATAAGCAATGCTTCTGATGTTGTTGATGGCAAGGACCCGAAGACTATCAACTTTCATTCTATTGCAGACGCCTTTGTGGTGGGTGCTTTGGGTGCGTCTGGACCAGGTGCTCTTTCTGTTGCATCGTCTAGACTCAGTCACAGCTCTAACCTCAAAGACAGCAGAGCTCAGGCTAAAATTGTAGGGGAGCTTAGAAAAAAGTACGAGGCAGAAAAAGATCCTCAGAAAAAGCAAGTGTTGAGAGACACTTACATGCGCTCTCTGCAGAAGTTTGACATCATCAAGAAGAAGGATGCTCAGATGTACGACACCTTCAACCAAGAAGAGGTTGATGAAGTCATGGGTATCCACCAAGAAATTGCATCTATCAGCTCAACCCTTAGAAAGGGTGAGTTTATAGAAGGTGGCAGGGTGACAAAAGAAGAGAAAGCAGAGCTCAAGGAAAGGCTTACTGATCTCTTCACTAGAAAGGCTCAGATAGAAAAGATTGCTGAGGACAGGGCGTTCAAAGCAAGCGTGCCTTCTGAAGTTATTGTGCCTGACTCTGGAAACAAGAGCCGTCCTGCAAAAGAAAGAAACGTAGAGCAGACAGAGATTGATTCTCACAAAAGAGTTCCTGAAGCCACCCAACCCGCTCCTGCAGAACTGGTGCAAGAGGAGGGTCAGCTACTCATGTTTGACGAGAACACCATGGACGACATGGTCCAGAGGCCAGGCGAAGAGGTCAAGCCACCTGTCGAGGCAGAACAACAAGCTGAAGCTCCAGAAGCCCAGCAAGCAGAGGCTGCACAACAAGCTGAAGAAGACGCAGTTACTGTTGATTTGGCTGCTGGTGAAACCCTTGATCTGAGGGACACTAAGAAGGTTGGAGAGGGAGCTGGTCAAGTATCTATCAGCAATGCTAGAACGATCAACAACCTCACCAAGGCATTTGGTAGTGCCCTTAAAACTGCTGGCGCGAAGCTTAAGGCGCACAGAACGATGGAGTCATTCATCAACAGCAATGAAGAGGTTAAGAATCAAAATAAATACCTTGAGGTTATTGGAGTGCAAGGTCAGACCGTGGCTTATTTGAACCCATTGACCAACGAGATACACCTTAGTCCAGAGGCCGACATCATGGATGTCATGGAAGAGTTTGGCCACCTGGTTTTAGCCCCTATAATTGGAAAGGATGCTGCATCCAGACAGGCTCTGTTTGCAGAAATGCAGAAAATTGCTAAGGGCAAAAGCAAGGGGGCTAAGCTTGTGGCTAAAATACTAGCCCAGAGTAACGAGGATTACGGAAATCAAAGCGAAGCGGTTCAGGAAGAGGAGGCTATCATTAGCGTTCTTGTAAACTATGCCGCTAACCCAGCTGCATTTGCATCTGTCGCTGACAAGATTGTCAAGGCGATCAACAAGGTACTGAAGGCTGCTGGTCTCAAGAAGAATATCATTACGGGCAAGGAAGGTTTGTTTGCCCTTGCAGAAAAGTTTAGGCAGTCATCAGAAGGTAGGGCTACAGAAGTTTCTACAGATGCTCCTGTCGCTGAAGAGGCTGCATCTGAGGAAGCTGTTGCCGAAGAAGCACCTGTTGCAGAAGAAGTTGCGCCTGAGGCGGAAAAGAAATCCGCTGAAGACATCGCAGCAGACAAGACCTTGAGCGAAGATCAAAAGAGACAAGCCCTTAAAGATCAAGCAGATGCCTTGCTTGAGGGGGCCGAAGGTATCTCTGCTCCTGATGAAGATGTACTCGCGGATGCAGCAAGCTTAGATTTATTCCAGGGCCGCATGTCCGTGCGCCGTAAGCAGGAGTTCAACTACCTCAAGGACACCGAAATTTTCTACACTGCAAGACCATATTTGCAGGCTGGAGATGCCGTGGTCACTAGCAGCAGGTACACGACGTACAGTTCTCCCAGATCTATTAGGGTCAACGACTACTTCCACTTTAGAAACTGGTACAACAAGACCACTGGCAACCAAACTGCAGACAGGATTGGTGAGATGTACTTCATCAAGGACGGTAAGAAGTACGCCATCAAACCTCCTCGTCCTCGTGTAGACAAAGACGGCAAGAAGGTTCCTATGGCCTTGCCACCTAGCCCAAAGGATATATACAATCAGAGAAAGATTCAGGATATTGAGTCTCAGAAAGAGGTAACGAGAAAGCTCGCTAAGTTGCGTGATAGCAACAGGGCGTTGTTTGCCACAATACCTTGGAAGCAGTTTGTGAACGCTGGACAGTTTGCCCCAGCATCCAAGCCGATACAAGAGATGACGATCAATGATCAGTATATATCTGCTGTCATTGAACAAAAGAACATGCAAGAAGCCCTCGAAATGGGGCTTACCAAGAACGAGGTTAGAGAAAGAATCAAGCAGCCAGGACGCGCTGGTATTGAGGGTCTTAACAGAATCATGGATGGCGACATTGTGAATGCCACAGGCCTTGCTCCATTTGATGAGGCGGAGACTGGTGATGTCGTCGCAAACATGAGGTTCTCTACCAGAAGAAGAGACCAGCTTGGTGATCCTGACCACATACTGTCTGACAAAGAACTGTCTGACTTCTTGGAAGGTAAGTACGAAGACTTGACGGGTGTCTTTATGCCAATCAGCGGCTACGATCAGTCAATGCCCGATCAAGAGAAAGGAATCACATCTGGAATCAGGGCTGTTCAAGAGCTGGACGCAGCTGATTTGCCTGAGCTTGAGGCTGACGAAGTAGTTATATCTACTCACGTAAGCTTTGAGTATGCTAGGCAAAGGATGGAAAGATACAGGAAGGAGGCAGAAAGAATATACAGAAGGCAAGAGCGAGAGGGTAGTCCCAAGGCGGCGCGTAAGCTTAACATGAGCGGCAAGTTTGGGGCTGGATTTTCTATGCTTAAACCAGAGGCTACACGAGGCAACCCAGATGTAGCCAAGTCGTACTTGAACGGCCTTTTGGCTAGGTCTAGAGACAAGACCAATAACATTGGAGGGCCTTCTTTATACGGGATGTTTAGCGGCACAGGAAAGAAAGCCATAAGGACTATGGTGCGGATGGCTCAAGCTGATGGGTTTGGAGGTCTTTCTTCAGAAACTGCAGCTTTATTTGATGCTGAGTTTGACCTTCCAGTCACAACTCAAAAACAGTTTGAAGAAATTATAGACGTCGCCATAAACTACAACGACCGATTGGCGGATCAGTTTGAAGGAAGAAAAAATCTTTTTTCAAAAAAACTTTTGGCAGAGTTTTTCTCTCATGAGAAGTTTGAATTAGGGAGAACTATTCCTGATGAATCCCTCTCAATGGACGAACAAATAGCTGAGTACTTTAACGACCCAGTTCTTTCACAGCAAAAGCCAGCAACCCTCATAGGGTATAAGACCTTTAACTACGAGATTGACCCAGATATATTTGATCAGTATGGTCAGGTCAAGTTGGCAAACATGAGAGTTGTTCAGCTAGAGGGGTATGGCTTTGGAGGGGCAGTGGTTGTAAAAAGACCAGGTCCTGATGCAAAGCTGAAAGTTTTCAGAGAGCAGTTTACTCTTGACAAGATCGACCCAGAGCTTTTCCAAACATCTGAAGCAAGCAGCTCAAAGAAAGCTGCAGAGGTAGCCAAGGCGAAAACGCCTTATGATAAGGCAGAGATGCTCAACAGGTACAGCAGGGTTGAGTTCAACGCAGAAGCTCAAGATGTAAACATCAAAGCATCTGTAAGAAGAAGACAAGGCTTCGTCAAGGGTGAAACTACCAATGGGTCTTGGCAAATGAGAGACATGAACGGCTTCCAGAGATGGAGAAACACATGGCTCAAAAGACTGCAGGACAAATACGTAGACATCTTCCAGCTTCAAGCTGACGTAGAGGCTGCAAGAGGCAAAAGAGCTGCCGATCAAGACTTTCAGATGGCAGAAGAGCTGATGTATGGTAAGGCGGCAGAGGACCTGAGAAAGTTGGACGTGAAGGTTGATGCCATCACAGACCTCATCAAAGACAGAGGCCTCAGTGTACAAGATGTATCAGACTATCTCTATGCTCTGCACGCAAAAGAGAGAAACGAGCTCATAAAAGAGCGCACAAACGGTCAAAACAAAGAGGGTTCTGGTATGTCAGATGCCAGGGCTGATTTGATCTTGAAGTCACTTGAGGGCAGGTCTGACTCTCTCAAAGAAATTGTTGATCTCGTGCGCGAGATCCAGCAAGACACGAGAGATACCATGGTCAAGTTTGGACTTGAGACTCAAGAGGCTATTGATGCTTTCGAAGCACAGTTTGAAAACTACGTGCCGCTCTCAGGTATCGCTATTGACGAAGAGACATCGTTTACTTCCTCGTACCCCACAGGTGGTGCAGGCATGTCTGTGTTTGGACCTACAACCAAAAGGGCAGAGGGTAGACAGAGCGAAGCAACAAATATCCTGGCTCAGGTTATTGCACAGAACTCTTCTATACACATCAAGGCTAGAACTAACGAGGCTTTGCAGTCGCTCTACAATCTTGTAGAGTCTAACCCGAACGAAGATGTATGGAGGATTCTTGACGCCAAGAACGTGAACTCCAAGGACCCGCACATTGTATCGGTCAGAGTAAACGGAGAGCAGAAGTTTATCAGGTTCAAGGATGCGAGCTACGCAGAGACCTTGAGGAACATGAACCTGCCTCAGACTAGCGTGTTTGTCCGCATGATGAGAGCGCCAGCGAACTGGCTGAGAAGATCATTTACCACTCTGAACCCAGAGTTTATGATCTCAAACTTCTCTCGTGATATTCAAGCAGCCATGTTCAACGCAGCTGCAGAAGCTGACATACCTGGCGGAGTCATAGAGGGGCAAGGCATTGTAACTGAGATGATTAAGAATGTCCCCAAGACATTGAAGGTTCTTCTCAGATCAGAGAGCCCAGAGGCTCTAAAGAAATTCTTTGCCGAGAATCCTGAAGTAGAGAGATACTACAACGAGTTCAGAGACGACGGTGGTAAAACAGGCTGGAGCTATGCAAAGCCTCTCGACCGCATTGCTGCTGATCTTCAAAGCAAGTCTTCAGAAAAGAGCAAGATGCAGAATCTGTTTGGAAAGGCAGAGGAGTTTGCTCAAGTTGTCGAGGGATACAACGACGCATTTGAGAACAGCATCAGACTTTCTTCTTACATCGCAGCCAGAGAGAGAGGTGTGACCAGAGAGAAGGCAGCACAGATGGCCAAGAATATCACCGTGAACTTCAACAAGTCTGGTGAGTATGGTCAACTGCTGAACTCTGTATACCTGTTCTTTAACGCTTCTGTTCAGGGTACAGCAAGACTAGGCAAGTCATTGCTCACCATGAAGTCACCGACGTATCCAGACGGAACAAAGAGAGCATTCAAGGATAGGTTCAACAACGCTCAGAAGATGGCGGCAGCCCTCACTGTATTCAGTGGCTTGTCTGCAATGATTGCTATGGCTATGTCTGACGAGGATGAGGATGGTGAGTTGTACTACAACAAGATTCCAGACTACATCAAGGAGAGAAACCTTATTTTCATGCGCCCCAATGGAAAGGATTACTTCAAGATTCCTTTGCCGTATGGATTCAGCATGTTTGCAAACCTCGGAACCACAGCCGTGGAGGTTGGGGCTGGACACAAGGAGATAGACACGGCTATGATGCAGCTGTCGTCGGCCTTCATAAACTCCTTCTCTCCTATTTCGTTTGGGCAATCCAAGGACTTGTTTACAAAGGCAGGTAAGTCTGTTGTGCCTACGGTATTCAAGCCGCTGGTTGACGTCATGACCAACGAAACTTACTTCGGAGGTCCAGTGTACACAGAGAACCTGCCATACGGACTTCAGAGGCCAGAGTCTTCCCTCTCTTTCCGCTCACCTGAGGGTGTGCAGCAGTTCTTCAGATGGATGAACGAAGCTACTGGAGGTTCTGTCGATGTGAAGGGGGACCTTGACTTCAACCCAGACAAGATGTGGTACATGTTCGAGTACTTCATTGGCGGTGCTGGTAAGTTTGTTGAAAGAACAGGCTCTACTGCCATGAAGCTCAAGGCCAAGGCTGAGGACAACGATATCAGAATTGAAGCCAACGACATCCCATTCATGAGAATCCTGTACGGAGAACCATCAAAGTACATGGACATGGAGGATTACAGCCGCCGCCGTCAAGAGATTATGCAGCTCACCAAGGAGCTAAAGAACAACCCAAGAAGAGACAAGGGAGAGAGGTATATCGGAGTCCTCGGACTCAACAATTCTCTCAAGTCTTTCGACAAACAACTCAAGGCGATAAGAGCTGCAAAAAGACAGGCCCTTAAGATCAAGGATTATACTGAGCGCATGAAGCGCATCCAAGAACTAAGGGACAAAGAGAGAAGAATAGTAATGAGATTCAACAAGCAATATGAAACAATCAGAGGAAAAGAAGATTAAGGATACGGGCCTCGGAAAGTGGCTCAAGTCTAAAGCACCCAACGTGCTTGATGTTGTCGGAGACCTGCTTCCAGATAGCGGGGGTCTTGGCATTGTAAAGAACCTGATAGAAAAAGACCCTGATGTCAATACCGACGAGGGTGTTGCAGCTGTCGATGCGGAGATCCAATATCAGAACAACGTAACTGAAAGATGGAAGGCTGACATGGGCAGTGACGTCAAGCTGGCAAAGCTGATCAGGCCTGTCACTCTCATCGCTTTGATGAGCATGTTTATGGTGACCATGGTGGCCGACAGCATGGACAACTGGCCATTTAACGTCAAGGATTCTTACGTAGATTTGCTGCAGATACTAATGCTAACAGCATTTGGTGCATACTTCGCTGGTCGTACAATAGAAAAGGCAAAAAAGTAATCATGGAGGAAGAGTTTGAAGACGTCGGTTTCTTGGATCAAGACAAGTTGAAGAAGCAGGAGAAGAAGATTGAGGACGGTGAGATTACCTGCAACATCGACAGCCCAGAAGACTGCGAGTCATGCAGCGGCTGATAGGCCTCATCTTTCTTATGCCTCTGTTTGCTGTGGCGCAACAGGGGTGGGTGTCTATTACCATTCAGGGTGACGGGTATGGAGAGGAGACCACATGGCTGGTTAGAGACTCCAGCAACGCAGTTGTAGCAGGCTCTGCTCCCCTTCAGGGTGAGTTCCCCTATGTAGAAGCCTTTCTTCCCTTGCCCATAGGTGATTACACCTTCACCATCTACGACTCCTTTGGTGACGGCATTTGCTGTGGCTTTGGGGAGGGCTGGTTCTCTATCAACACCTGTGAGTTAGACACCACGGTGTATGACTTCAGCACGTCAGAGCAGACCATTCCCTTCGAGGTGCTTGCCTGTCCGCCCCCCATCTTTGGTTGTATGCAGGCGGGTGCTATCAACTACCACCCGTGGGCCAACGCTCCTGCACCTTGCGACTTCCCGCCAGTGCAATGCGAAGAAGGATTCAACAACATCCTTGTCACAGTTACGCCTGACACTTATGCAGCTGAGATCAGCTGGGATTTAATCACAATCCCAGATGGCGAAGTGGTTGCCGAGGGGTCAGGCTATTCTATTGTAGGAGCTCCTATTGTGGAGGCTGTGTGCCTGCCTGTTGGCTCAGAGTTTAGGGTAAATGTGTACGACGCATTTGGTGACGGCATGTGTGGCAGCTGTTATGGAGGTGTTGATGGCAACCTGCTTGTTTCCAATCTCTGTGGAGAGACACTGTACTACGTGGGTGATACCACTCAATACGAAGTAGTGTCAAGTGATACTATCATGATCGACCCATGTTTCCCGCCGATTCCTCAGGGGTGTACGGACCCATGGTTTACAGAGTACGACCCCAGTGCCGTGATCGACGACGGCAGCTGCCAGACAGAAGTGATCCTGGGTTGTACCGATCCAGGTGCGATCAACTTTAACGAGGACGCCAACACTCTGGAAACAGAAGACAACTGTGATTTTACTCTGACACTTACAGATGGAGCTGGTGATGGATGGTTCGGCAGCTGGATTGGAGTGCAGCAGGGCGACGAGATCTGGGGACCGTTCACCATGTACCCTAGCGATGAGTTCGAGAAAGAGATTCAGATTCCTTTGTACTCTGGAGAGGGGGTCAAGGTCATGTTTTTTACGCAGGGCAACGCAGAGACGACAGCCTCACAGTGCGGGTTCTACTTCGACGGACCGAACGGCGTGTTCATGGAGGGTGGGACCAACCCATGGTCAGATGCCATCAAGAAGTTCCCATTCAAGTACGAGGGTGTGCCCGTGTGTGGAGACTTCTGCGTGGAGGGTATCGTGGGATGCACGCTCAGCTTTGCCTGTGACTACAACCCAGAGGCAAACGTAGATGGAGACTGCACCTTCCCGATCGAGTACTACGGGTGCGACAACGAGTGCATCAACGATGCCGACGGTGACGGGGTGTGCGACGAGCTGGAAGTGGCTGGATGTCAGGACCCAACGGCCTACAACTACAACGAAGCAGCTACCGATCCAGCAGAGTGCGAAGAGGTTGTGTTCGGTTGCACAGATCCAACCATGTTCAACTACAACGAGCTGGCCAACACCGAGAACAACAGCTGCATCCCGTTCATCTATGGCTGCACGATTCCCGAGGCCATCAATTACGACCCGATGGCCAACACCAACAACGGTAGCTGCGAACTACCCATGCCTGGTTGTATGGATCCTGACGCTGCCAACTACAACGTGTACGCCAACGTCCCAGCTAACGAGGACTGCCTCTACGATGCGGGCTGCATCACTGGTCCTGGTGAACCATACTGGGCCAACGACTTTTGCTACTCATGGGTTATTGAAGTTGACCCCTACTGTTGCGAGGTGGGATGGGATGCGGTTTGTATTGAGATGTATGAGTACTGCAGTCAGGGTGTGACTAGCGTGGAGGACTATGGGCTACATCACATTCAGTTATGGCCCAATCCAACCAGAGACATCATCAACTTCCAAGCACCCGCTGGCGCATTTGCGGACGTTTACAGCGCCTCTGGTCATATTGTGGTGTCTATCAACGCCTCTGGTCAGATAGACCTTAGATCGCTTCCCAATGGCGTCTATGAGGTTGTTGTAAATTACAAGGGGAGGATTGTCGTAGAAAGAATTGTGAAGCAATGAAGTACATCGCAACCATACTCACCCTGCTGCTTAGTCTCAGTGCTTCGGGTCAAGGAATTAAGAAGGCACTCAAGTTTGCCACGTTCTACACCGCTTTCAGTGGAGGTAACTCCTTGTCAGATAGAGAGGTGTTCTCTGTGGCCAATGGATTGCAGACGGATGTGGTGGAGACTCCATTCGATTACTCACTTACGGCAGGTGTAAGAAAGATTGCACGCTTTGGGTACGAGAACAGAGCCAACACATTCTACAACGGGACAGAGAAGTCTTACGGAGACGCTGCCACCATTGGTAAGGTGAGTGGGTTTGAGTTCTTGTTCGAGGGAGATTACAGGAGACAGCAAGGCGTCAACTACCTGGACCAGGATTACTTTCTGAGATATGTGGCCGACAAGTGGATCGCTAAGGTAGAGTTCCTGCAGGATGGGTTCGCAGACGTGAGATACTTCGAGTCATCTCAAAGAGGCAGAGCCAAACTCGGTAAGCTTTCTCTCAACGCTGGACTTATGCAGAGACTGTCAGAGCCATACGGATACGACCCATTGAGCGAGTGGTTGCTAGACAACAATCAACTTCACTTTACTTCACTCGCTCTGCAGGAGGGGTACAGCATTGACGTAAACACTGGAGAGTTTTTTTCTCCAGACGGTACGGTCGTGGCAAATAGCTATGAGGTGTGGGAGGAGGTCGCTGTCCCTAACTTTCTTGAGGACTATGTAGCTGACAAGAGAAATGAACTTCCAAACCAATGGGTTCATTCATTGGTTCTTGGCTTTGATTACTACCACTTCACCAAGAACTTTTGGGTACACAGCTGGGGTAACCTGATCCCCTATCACCTAGATACAGACGGTGAGTATTCCTATCATAGGTTTGTTAACAGTGGCCAGTGGCTTGATTACTCTGGCGGTCTTATCTTTGGCAAGAGATTCAACAAGAGCTTTGGTGTATTTGCAGAGGGCAAATTCCACAAGTACTGGGATAGATCTTGGCACGACTTCTCTGTTGGAATCAACTATGTAATTATCTGATATGGCTCAGCAGATTGGGGAGGATACTAAGATTACGCTAGACCTAAAGACAATAGGTATGTTAGCGGCGGGGATTGGCACAATCGTAGCCATGTGGTTCGCCCTGCAAGCAGACATAGCAGAGGCAAAGGAGTTGCCCATACCACCCGACCCAGACATTACGCGCATGGAGTTTGATATGAAGGACCAGCTGGTTCGTCAGACAATCATGAGCACACAAGAGGATATCACCGAGATGAAGGAGGATATCAAACGAATTGAAGAAAAGATAGACCAACTAAGATGATCAATGAAAGCAACACTAACCCTGTTTGCGCTCTCTGCATTCTTCTTGGCGGCCACTTCTGTGGGCGTTGCGGAGGATAAAGGAATATGCGGATCAGGGGTATGCGTCGTCGAGTTCAACGCTTCGTTTAACTCAGGCAACAGCGTGCCCTGGATCGAAAGCCTGAACGACTGCGAGACATCTCGTGTGGACATCGCCTCCAATCCATCGATGCAAACCGAGCACAAGATTGTTGTTGTCCCCACCGTTGTAGTATTCAACGAGGGGGAGGAAGTAAAAAGGTTTCAAGCCAACATCATGATGACCCTGGAAGCCAGCCAAGATGATGTTCAAGAAGCGATTGATGAAGTCTTGATGAGCGATTTTTAATCGCTCTGTTTCTTCAGCAGGTCGTAAGTGCGACAGTCAATCTGTCTGATAGGCTCAATGAAGTTCTCGTCACAATAATCATTGATTCTCTTCTTCTCCTCAGGAGTATTGTTTACGCATGTGTGCTGCGCCTGATAGCTGGCGTTCTGCTGGAGGAGCTTGTCGATTTTCATCTTGATCTTCTTGTGCCTATTTGTTTTCATGGACCGATAAAGATACTCAATATCTCTGGTCGTATTCCCAGACTCTGTAAGACATTAAGTTCTTGATATCGTGCAACTTAAGTATAGAGATGACATCCTCTCTATCTTTTCGTGTGTACTTTTTTAGGTAGGCATCTCTCTTGTGATCGACGAACTCATTGCGTACATGTTTTTCACAAAAAAAGGCGAGCTCCTGTCGATCAACGATCGAGAACCCGCCTTCTTCTGGCATGTCAAATGCGATGATGTTTGCGCCACCATACAGCCACCCCTTCTTCCCGTTTACATTCTTGAACTCCACCCAGATCTCATCTGGCAGGTTGTTTCCCTTTACATCCACGCCCCATCTCTGACCTTCTCCAGACATAGCTAACCAGTAGTCGATGTGTTCGTGAATGTCTTCAGTGTGCTTGGACTTGGTCACGAGAAGGCCTTTGTTTCTAGCTGCCCTCACAAACCTAACCTCGGCTACCCTGCCAGTGGCTGAGCTATAAGCTCGCCTATTACTGCTCAGATTCGTGCTCATGAACAGAGGCTTTTATGAGATCTAACTCTTGATAGATGGCCATCTTGACGCCTTCCATTGCCTCCTCTACAAGAAACAATTCTTCTTTAGGCACCCCAGTCTCTTCGTGTAAGGCCTCATACAGATCGTCCACGATCTGATGAATTTCCTCGCAAGCTTGATGGTAGTACCAGCTCAGCTTAGATATCTCCATTCTCTATTGATTGTAAGATGTGCTGAACAGCAGCATCAACTTGAGCGCTGTTCTTGGCTAAAAATACAATCGTATCTGATTGCTTTCCAACTAAATGCTTTAGAAAAAGCTTCCAACGCATTGGAAAGTCATGGTGAGATGGGAGGTATCCCTTTGTTTCTATGATCCAGTTGTGGTCTCTCCCCACAAAGTCTGGCTTGTATGTGATAGGGAGAACGACGGACCCTGTTCGGTCCGCCATCTCCTTACCCTTTGCAGTCATCTTAAAGTACTTGTTGGGGAACTTAAACCTTTCGGTCAGCTCGAAGGTGTGTTCCTCATAGTCAAAAGCCAGCCCGTATTCTTTCAACTGGTCAGCACAATACTTTTCAATCGAGCTCGCGTACCTTCCCAAGCATTTTTTTTTGGATGTTTTTCTCTTAGGAGTCCTTGTACGTTTCTTCATTTACTGAAGGTACCAAAGGATTTTTGGAAAATCAACTCAGAAATTCTTGATTGAGTGGCATCTGCTCTCCCTCACTGAGTTTAATTGGCTGGAACATAGACCTTTGCCCCAACATGTTGGTGAATCCAGTGTTGGAAATATTCATGGTGAGGCAGTACGGATCGTCTAGCGGAGTGGGCTGACCACCCGTCTCTACCTCTCGAACCTTGCGCACATGTATCTCGCTCATCCGCTTGATCGCTGTGTCTGGGGCCTGCACCTTCCTGTGGATTGTCATGAAGCAGTCGGCTCTGTTGACGAACTTGCCACCACCCTCTGTGTCCTCTGCATAGGGGGCAACAGGTAGGCCGTCGTCACCTTTGCGTCGTTGAGCTTCTGTTACGGCGTGCATGTTCAACCACACTGCGATGTCGTTAGACTTGCTGAACGTCAAGAACTCTGACGCGGCCTCGTAGTGGTAGTCGTGGACACCGATGCTGGTGTTCTTCATGTCTAGACGCAGGCTGTTGTACGGGTCAACAAAGATTGCATCTACATGTTGCTGACGCATGACCTTCTCCATGAACAGGATGATGTCACTGTAGGTGTATATCTGATTGTTGTTGATGATGGTGAAGTGTTCTTGCACCCACTTGTAAGCCCTCTTTCGCTGTGCGTATGACATGTCCCCCACCTTTCTGTCCATGGCAAACTGCATGAGGTTCATCTTGACGGATGCGGTACGGTTCTCCGAAGAGTATATCACCCACTTCCATCCATGACGGATCGCTGAGTTCGTAATCATGTACAGCATTGTCGTGGTCTTGCCCACGTTGGAGTGACCGTTGACAATGACAAACTCTTTCTTGTACCTGAAGTACTCGTCAAGCCTGGGGTCACCTGTGTCCAATCCAATCTGGATCTTGTTCATGGCGTAGTCGTCAATCCATCTGAAGTCCTCATCGTCAGAGGAGATGAATGACATGTCGCCATCGTTCAGCAGCATCTCCCTTTTGGCTGACTTCTCTTCGTCGATGATGTCTCTGATGGGCATCTGCTTGCCCTTCTCGATACCAGCCACGATGGTTTGTCGTGCGTGATCCTCGTTGTCTACATCGCGCTTGCAGATCTCACGAAAAAGGATTCGGATAACTTCCTCTTCTTCCATGCGACCAGCAGCTACATATCCTCCGCACAGAATAGCTGCTCGGTTGAGTGTGATCCACTTCTCCCCATCCTTGGCCTGCCGAATCATGCGGGCGGCAAGGTTGAGCTTCATGTAGTCTGTGTGGTCGTAGGCTTCATTGGTTGGGACCTGCGCCTCAGCCATCTCCGTTGTGAAGTGGCCGAACTTCTTTGACTCATCCTTGATGATGATGTCTGGGTCGTAAGACTCAAAGCATGCACGAGATTCGTTGATGCCTGACTCGTCTAGCTCAAGCCCGTGTGTTCTCTCGAAGTATTTGATGAGCGCCCTGAAGTGGTCGCGGTGTCTCTCAGGGTTTGTAATCTTGACGAGAGCCTTGACTCCATTTCCACTAGGAGACGTCCAGCACGAGTGGATGAAGTCATCCGTCGCAAGAGCCCGCTTGGTTGCCTCAACGTCAACGTGATCAAAGTCGAGCACAATAAAACCAGAGTGCTCAAACAAAGCATCGTCAGACCTAGACGAAAACTCCCCGCTGAAACATACAACAGGGAGCTTCTGCTTTTTTGTCTTGTCACCATCTCTGACCTCGGATACTAGAGCGCTTGACTTGCCCTCTTGAATACGCTTCAGTGCTGTTTGTAGTGGGATGTGGTGTGGGCTCTTCTTGTCGAAGACATTCTTGAATATGGTTACTTGCATTGTTTTTTGTGTTCATCTATCGACAGGTTAGAGTAAGAGATAAGCTTCTTGTCTAGAATCTCTCTAACAATAATGTGTTTGTCTGCTTTGCTACCCTTGTACAGCTCTGTCTCAAGCCTGTCCATGGTCTTGCGATCGCAGTTGCGTATGTCGTTAGGATCTTCAAAGACGGATACTATCCACACAACACGCTCGTGTACAACCTTCTTTTTTTTGAAGGCGACACGAGCGGTCATGTAGTAGATAGGTGCTCCTCCGTTAGAACGGGAGGTCACTTGTCTCTTGCTGTGCTGCCTTGGCTGCACGACGTTCCTTGGCAGCCTGGCTGTTAGGATCGAAGACACGGCAGCAAGCCTTGCCATTCTTGGACATGAACATGGTAACGTAGACGTTGCCGCCCTGTCCTTCTGCGTTACGCCGTGTGGCGTACTTCTCAATCATGTCCTTGAGTTCGGTGTCCTTGAAACGGACCGCCCAAGACATCAATTCTCCCTCGTCGTTGTGGCGAGGATCTTCTGCGTACCCTACGAGTACTGAGTCATATTGCTTATCGCTCATGATAAAATAAAATTGTAAAAAAGGTTATCAAAAATGTAAAATGCTGTCGCATAAATTAAAATCTTACACCACAAATTCAGCGTAGTGTTGGTCTGTTTGCTTGTCTCCATTGAGATAGGCTTGGATGTTTTCAATGGCTTGGTGGAACTTCATCTCTCCTCGGAACAACGTCTCATCTGTACACTTCACGTCGGCTGGATAGAAGGGGTAAGCCTTCTCTTGTACCACCCAGTAGAAGTCTTTGATGTTGAAGACCTTGGTGTAGATGTACGCCTGGATGTCGTAGCTCCAGCTGTTCACGTCGTATCTGAACTTGTCGATCGAGCGTGATGACTTGGAGTCCACAATGAATCCATCCTGAAGGCAGTCGAGGAATCCCTTGAGGGGTACACCATCAAGGTCAACGTTGAACTCTACTTGGAACTTGCCGCCCTTAAAACGTTTGTCGTACAGGCCGCAGTCATCCAAGCGTTGGATCATCTGATGCGCTTTCTTGACATCCTCTTCGCTTGCCAGGATTTTGTCCGCGTTCTCCGCAACTTGCGCTGCTTCTGCTTTCCATTCCTTGTATCGTTTTGTAGACCTAGGATTAGCGCCGCCAATAGAAGCGACGATGCTAGTATCATCGAGAGTGTAGTAGACATCTTGAAATTTTTCTGGTTCGAATAAGAGCAAGTCATACAGAGATCCGAAGCGCAAGGCTTCCGATTCCTTCTTGAGCTGTCCCCTCATGTACATCTCCCAGAGACGCATGTCTCCGAGTGCATACTTAAGGGAGGAGTAGGAGAGGTGGGGTTTGCCCACGCTCTCTTGCAGCTGTTGTCTCATGCTCATTTGCGCTTCAGTATATACTTGGGTTCTTTCCCGTTGTTGATAAGGTGAAGGTCTACAGCCTTCAACGCCTCTCTCTCCGAGAGGTGAATCGAGTTGTGCTCCTCACCATTGACAATCTTGCGGACCATGTAAATTTCTAGGCCGTGCTTGTCGTTTGTGCAGCGCTTGACAGCAGGGACAACAGATTCCTTCTTGATCATAGACCAAGGAATCAACTTGTTCTCTTTGCCTCTGCCTTCGAGCGGCATCAAAACACCAGTGGTGTTGACGCTTAGCTTCATCGCACGAACTTCTTGAGTCCTGCTAGTTGCTTCTCTGTCAGCTGTTCACCGTACTTCTTGGTGATGGAGTCAAAGGCTTTGCGCTTGTCAGTCTGGGACTTGATGTACCCGACCGCTTTGTCCATGATGTTCTCCACTGGAGCATCAAGAGCTTTGCTGAGCTTCTGGACTTTGGGGTCGTCCACCATTGCCTGTTGCTTTGCGATTGCTTCTTGGACTTCATTAGACGACGCAATAGAAGTGTCGATTCCGATTCCAAGCATTGCAAGGGCGCGACCAACGGCTGACGTTTCGCAGTTCTCCACGAAGCTTGTCTTGTTGATGTTGCTACCTGAACGTTCCTCGTGTGCATGACCAGTGGCGATGACTCGACCATCGGTGTCTGCAACTGTGGCCTTGCACACTGCAACTTCACCGTCAAGAACGGGGAACTCAGTTGCAATAGTCCAGTCCTTGTAATGATCCTCCTGTCGGAGAAACTTGATGCGTTCGTTGACTTCAACGTACTGCTTGCCACGGATGTTCGTGGTCTTGAACTTGTAATTAGACATGAATTAAATTGATTTGAATTAACTGTGCATTGCTTGTCCGTCGATGCAATCGCACCCACTGAATGAGCGACCGCACCTGAGACACTTCTTGCCTTTGTAATGTTTGGGGTATGTGAACTTCCAGAAGTACCAGTTCTCAATCCTGTACAGGATGTCTTCGTTCCAGATGACTCTGAGTTCATGTGTGAGCTTCCTTAGTGGGTTCATTGTGCGTTTAGTGCGGCAACTCGTTTGCTAAGATAGCCTTTCGGCGCCTTTCTGGCAACTTTTCAAACAAAGCATCTCGTCTTTTCTGCAACGAAAGTATCGTGAGATTGATCGTGTCGATCTCTGACTCTATCGTTACGGCACCTCCGTATTGCCCATTGCTTCTGGGTAACAGCTGATGACGACGAGCAAACTTTTCTACAACCTCCAAGGCTTTCCCGTAATTGAATCGGTACTGAGGGGAGCTGTTGTAGTAGACCTCATGAAGCTTGGCGCTGTGGATGCTGCTTGAGTGGTCGCTCTTACTTACCATGGTAGCCAGCTGTCTGCATGTAGCATAGGGTCTGGCGGCATTGACTAGGGCGGCACGAAGTTCTACCTTGTGGCGCTTCCTGCTCTCTGGGGTGATGTACTCACCCATCTCGTACTCATAGGCAACTCGGATGTTGTCTAGAATCTGTGGGATTTCAACCCCTACAATCTTCGTACTGGTGTTCTGCTTGTTGTTTTGCATCGAAATAAATTACTAGTGATTTGAATATGTCTAACATGCCCTTCCTGAATCCGACTAGCAGCTCATGCTGATCAATACGCATGGTCTGCTCAACGCCCAGGTCATCTAGCATGTCCTCTTGCTTTAGCATGGTAGCCAGGTCGTTCATCATCTCATTCGACATCTCTTCTGTGGTGTCGTAAAAAGAAAAGGTCACCATCTCTGCGTCCATGTTTAGCCACCCCTCGAAGCCTCGTTCTTTGATGTCTGCCTTGATGAAGCCGAGTGCTGTCTGGTGTGGATTGCTTCCATCCTCAAGCCACGCCTCCAGGTTGCGCATTATCTCCTTCTGCTTCTGTAGTTTGCTCTGGTTCTCCATACAATTTCTTTAGTTCTCGCTCCATAAGTCGGCGTCGATGACGCTTGCTTTTGTTTTCAGCCTTGCTGATGATGCTGAGGAATCGCATATACTTATCCATATACTGCTCTGTTTTTTGTGATCATAGTGTCGAGCTTCAGGCCGTCTCTGTTGTCGTGAGTTTCGGTAAACCAATGTGGATTCTTTTTGGGATTGTACTTGTAGTGGGTCATAGCGCTTGCATTTAGTGTGAATCTCTCGTTCTCCCAGACCTGATAGTCGTCGCAAGATATCCATGCACACACCGTCTTGTTGTCCCCGTTGTATATTTTTTTTGCGGTGGTGGGGTGATTGCCTAGTTCACAGTTCTTCATGAACAGTGACTTAGACTCAGGGTCGAAGTAATCCTTCGTATTGTTCTGTTTATCAAACACTTGCCACTTCATGTAGTTGTCACCACGAGCGAGGTGGAAGCGAACTCTGTATCGTTTCATGTTGCTGTAGTTTTAGTTTCATCTTGGCTTCCCAGTCACGGACCATGCAGTCAAGCATCATCTTGTCGTGAGAGGAAGCGGTCTCTTCGAATCGTTTCATGCGAGCTTCTATCTCTGCCCACTTGCGGTCCAAGTATTCGTCAGTCATCTTCGGGTTTGAATTTTTCGAGCACGTTCTTCTGATCGACCGTGAAGTACACCTTGTGTGGGTGATCGGGGAAGTCGGTGCTGTCGTGCAGGCGCTCTGACTCGTCATCCCAGACCGACTCAATCCATGTGCCGTCGAGCTGATTGAGGACGTAGTAAAGGTCTCCCTCTTTGAAGGGGTAGGTCTTCTCACCTGTGTGCTTGGCGAGGCGTCGCTCAAGCATAGCAATCTGGTCGTCACGCAGGGCTACGAGTTCCCGTTGCTCACGCCATGCTTTCTTCATGGTAATCTCCTCGCGGGTGGAGTCCTTGTATGCCTTGGACAACTCTGCAATCTCATCCTTGAGCGTGGCAATCTCTGACTGCGCTTCGTCCCACTTGTCCTCGCGCTCGATGTTGTCGTCGAGTAGCTTGTCGGCGTAGACCTTCATGTTGTTGTGCGCTGTCTCAAACTCATCGACTTCACTCTGAAGTTGCCCAACCTCTTTCATTGAAATCATCAGGCGGTCATTGAGCTTCGTGTTCTCAACCTTGAGGCCTTCCACCTCTCTGTTCAGCCTGACCTTGTCGTCTCGCAACTCCTCCACAAATGTCTCAAGGTCAATTATGACCTTTTGCAAGTGGATGTTCTCGTCATCTAGTTTTTTCTCACGTCCTGTCTGCTCATGCCATGCCTTGCTTGCCGCCTGCTGACGGAACTCCATCGACTCGATGGTTGCCTTGGCACGGCTGATGGCTGACTCGCAGTACCGCACGGCGGCTTCGAGTTCGTTCTTGTTTTCTTGTACTGATGTCATGGGTTGACTGGTTTGTGAAGTTTGAGACCGAGTTGGTCGGCGGCATAGTTGATGTGCTTCTGTGTGGTCACGGACCAATAGCCGAGCTGACGGAGGATGTCACCCTCCACTCGTGCCACTGGTGTGCCGTAGCTGTACACCGTCTTGCCGTCATGCACTAGGTTCTTTGTGTATTTCTTGAATTTCATCCGTTGTAGATAAATGAGAAGTGTTCTCGGATAGCTCTGCCGTAGCGGGTATGGAACCCATAGCTGTGGCTGTGCATAACAGGTTCGTTGGCCAACATGAACCTCAACACCTTCCACTCACCAAGGTCGAAGGTGGCGGCGGTTTCTTGTGTCGCTTCGAGTAGCATGTCGGGGTCGTGTCGCAGGGATTGACCGAGGTCTACCTCGATGTAGTTCTTGATGTCTTGTGCTGTCATGCGTTCTGTTCTTCGTGAATTTCAATGATGTGTTCTGCCACCTGCTCTTCGAGGCGGTCCACTACCTCGTCAATCTGATCGTGGGTGAACCCGTGGGTCTGGCGTAGATACTTGACGAGCAGTTGGTATGCACTCTTGACGTGGGTGTCAAGGCTGTTGGCATTGAAGCAGTCGCTGACTGCCACTCGGATGTCGAGGTCTGTATGTGATTCGATAGTCATGATTCATTGTGATTTATGGCGCTGAGCCTTAGTTCGTGCATTTCTTCTGATGTGTTGTCGGTGTTGAACCGAGTCCATGATATCCCATCAACGTAGAAGTCGTACAGGTCTTCATTCAGTGAGGTGTCATGCACCTCGATTACTACCTCTGCATTGTCAGGGTATGCAGACAGGAGGTCAAGCAGTTTTTTCTTCGTCATTCTCTTGCTTTAATAGTTCGAGGTGTTGGTCTGCCCTCCAAATGATTTCTTGCTTGGAGATTTCAACGTACACGTCTGGGTTGATGGTTTGGACGAGGATGGTATCTCTATAGGTCAAATCGTTGTGGTAGAGTTCAGCGGGGATTTCATATCGCTCGAAGCAATCGAGGGCATCTTGTAGTGTGGATTTATTTATCATCTGTCTTGAATTTCTTGTTGATACCAAATTCCTGTTTCGGGGTCAACCCAAATCTCTGTCTTGGGGTCACGCATCTGTCTTGAGTTTAGAGCATTCTTCATAGTGCGAAGCCACTGCGTCGTCAACATATCCGCACTCGTTACACCTCATCTCCAACTTCTTGGGGATGCGGAAAGCGTGCATGGTGTAGTCGTCGATGTCGATGAAGGCTTCCTTGCGGTAGTACACAGCGGAGATGAACTCACCGAGTTGTGCAAGGTTATGCAGTGATTGCGTTGGGTAGTCATCGTTGGTGGTGTCCAACACATCGGAGGAGACACGAGCAACAAGTGACATACACAGGGGGTAGTAGTCCCATGCCACACTGCAATCCTGTTGGTCCCATGTCAGCCACACTGACTCGGTTGTGTCACTGCGGTAGGGCTTGTCAACCTCTACGATTCGGAACACTTCGACACTTACGTCGTCGCCATGCTCTGCAACGTAGTCGTCGTGGTCCATGTCTGATGGGACGCAAGCGGCATAGTTGTCAGGGTCGCGGTCCATGGTGACGAAGGTGTGCATCATGTCTCCGCTGTGGTCAATGTTGACACACATCTCGTCCTCTCGGTAGGTGTCGAGGCATTGCTTGACGTGTTTCTGTGCGGCTTCCTCGGTAGGGAACCAGTCACAAGTGGTGTCGGAGTAGCCTTCGTACAGGCCGCAGACACCGTGGATTACTGCATAGTATTTCATAGGTATTGAATTGAAGTTTGTGATAGAAGGGAGGTTGGGATTCGAACACAACTGCCACCCGTAGAAATTGTCGTATGTCGTTCGACTTGCACGTCTGCAAGTGTACTGAGACACCGAACCAATCTCCGTGGATGTACGCACCGACTGCGCTCCCTTGAAAAAAGTGAGGGGGAGGGCCTGACGTTTCAGGTAGTCACCCCCTCGTGGTCAAACTTCAATTAACCAATTCTTTCTCGTACTTGCTCGCCCACCAACCAATCTCGGTGTCGTGCAGACGCATCTCGTGTGCTTCTCCCATGTCGTCGGTCCATACATTGACGTAGATGCAGGGGTCGTCTGGTGCCCCCACCATGTCGGGGCTGAAGCCCGCACGTTCGAGGGCTTTGAGTGCTTTGTCGTACATATTCATTGCTTGTTGTTTTTGCATTTAGGACAAATCTCGTAGCGTGGCTTGGCGGGGACGTACCCCTCACCCTTGCACACCTTGCAGTCCTTGTCGATTTGAGTTGTTCGGATTAGTTCTCTCATGCGTTTACTGCCGTTACATATTTCTCTTTGAGAGACCACTTGAACATCAGCTTCTTCTCATCCTCGTTCTCCCAATCGAACGCCATCATGATGTCAGCGATGTTTCGAATCCATTCAGGGTCGTGGCGTGAGACCACGTTCAGGCGATCGAGGAACTCGCCGTAGTGGAGGCTGTTGAGGTACAGCACGGCAGAGCCGATGGTGGGGAAGTTAGTCGTCATGGTTGTTTCGGTCAAGGGGTTTGAGTTCAAAGGTGACGTCCCACGTTGCTTGGCAATCTTCACATTCGTAGTCGTAGTACCATTCCGAGACGTCGTGGTCCGAGTTGAGGAAGATGCCGACTCCACCACACTTGTGGCAGGTGTCGTAGTTTCTGATTTGGTCATCCATTGTACTTTTCGTTGATTCGTTGTTGTGTTTCTTCACAGCACTCAACCCATGCCTTCATGTTGATGAGTGAGATACGCCCATCCTCACGGGGATTGTTGTGCTCTTCAAGGATTTTATCCTTGTGTGATATGTAGTGGTCGAGGCCACGCTGAAGGCAGTCAAGGACTACCAAGTGCACGAGTGCTCCGTGCTTGCTGTACCCCGTCATGAGGTGGTTGATGAACTCGTCGTTCGTCATGTCTTTGATGTTGTCCATCGGTTTGGAGTTTGAAGTTTGACATTGAGAGGTATCGTATATATATACTCTCTTCACTACGTTCAGAGAGATATATATACTGATACTCTCTAGAGGTTGAGGATGTAGATTGCTACCAAGGTAGCCAGGTACGCAACGAACGTCACGAACACGATGTTGAAGTTCTTCTTCATGTGAATGGTGTTAAGTTACTGATTATCAACGACTTTGAATGTCTTGTTCCACACGGTCCACCCCGTGTCTGCGAAGTACCTTTGGGCACTTCGGATGGCCTCCTCTTTCGTGAGTGCCTTGACCCTGTGTGGGCCTTTCCAGTCGTCTCGGTCGCTTCCGTAGTGGACATAATACTCGAAGGTGTGCAACTTGGCCTTGGCTTGGTTCCACTCGTAGTGAGTTCCCTTGGATGGGTAACGTTCCCAAATGTTCATGCTTCCTGTGTTTGCTTACGTGAGACATTGACCTTGGTGGTGGCTGTGCCGCTGATGAAGCTAGGGTTGCGAACCTCTGACTGCGTGTTGAAGTCGTAGATGGCCCTTTCGTTTCGGTACTCGGCAAGTTCCAATGCGACGTACTTGCTACGCACCACGTCGGAAACCTCGATGAAGGCCATCCCTGCATCCACCCAACCGCCGAGCACTTGGGTGTCTGGGTCAAGCATCTTCGATGCCATGTTCTGCATAGCGGCAGAGAATTGATTGAAGGACAGGCTGTCGTTTTCAACGACGAGAGACGGAACCTCGGTTCCACCGACTGCGTAGCCACGTCCAGCAAAGGTCTTTTGGTCAGCGTTTACGCTGAAGCCCTCGCCTGCTTGCAGGGCCATGTAGAGTGATTGCAAAGATGCCATCGTAAAGAAAATTGAAGTTTGATACAGACACCCCAAGGGGGTGTTTCGTCCATTCAGGACTCGTCAGTGTACCTGAGCGTCTTGACGTAAGAGTCATGGAGCCAACAGGGCCAGACGTAGCTGTTCCCGTCTTTTATGCGAAATTTCGTTGACATGATTTTTGGGTTTAGCAGTTGATGAGGTCAGCCAATGTCATCTGCTCGTCGCAGGTGAGCTGCTCCCATTCATCCGTAGATGTGAGGAGGTCGAAGTCGAACGAAGAGGTCAGGAGGTCAGCGATGAGCTGACGGCGCATAGAAGGATGCATGATGGTTGAATTGAAGTTTGACATTGAGTGTTGTCTCTCTAAGTACACACTCTTCATAAATGAAGAGAGTGTGTACTAAGAGATACTAACAGGGGTTGAGTTCGGTCGGTCAGTCGGTGAACAAGTTCACCAAGGCGGCTACGCAGAGCACGGAGAGCGTGGAGTACACGCAGAGCATGAAGAGTTGGAGAAGGATTGTCATCTTCGATGAATTAGAGTTGGAAAGGGAGTTCATCGATACTGATAGTATCGATCGTGTGGGTAGGCTCACCCTGCATCTGCAAGGCCACCAACTTGGTCAGCATCTCAATCTTCTCTTCCAGAGAAGTCAGGCGGTTGTCCTCAACCTTTGGTTGAACCGCTTCGGCCTTGAGTTCGGCTTTCTTGGCGGCTTTAGCCGCTGCCCCAGTGTGCTCACTCACGGCCTGCGCCGCCTTGGCCGCCGCCTTGACCGACGCTTTCGGCTTCGCCGACTTGGGCTTGATTGGCCCAACTTCGTTGGTCTTGAGAGCCGCCCTGTCTTGAGCATCTGCCACCTTCTGTGAAGGTGTCCGCTTCGTCGTCTTACGACGACGCTTCTTGGCTTTCGGCTTGGTCTCCTTAACCTCTTCGAGGTTAGTGACGAAGTCCAAGGCCTCCTGAAGCAGCTTCGCTGCGGCGGCTTTGCGCTCTGCGGTTGGACGGAAGGTGGCTTGGTTCACTGCCTTACGGCAGTCAGAGAAGTTGAAGTTGTTCATCGGAGATGATTTTGAAGTTTGACCTAGACCGACTCTCGGAGCCTAGGAGTGTTGAGAGGAGAGAGAGTCGTAGACTCCTCTCTCTCTTCTCTCAACCCTCTACCCTGACGGCTTCTCACTACCACTACCCTTGGTAGTTGTAGTGGAGCTGAAGTCTCCTAACACGCTGAGAGATAACCAGTTATCTCCGTAGGTTAGGCTACGTGAAGGGCTTCGGTTTGCCGTTTCAGTGTCACCCCGTTAAGGGGTGTTGGTGCTGAAGTAGAGATTGAGGTTGGGGATTGTCCCACCCTGACAGACAGCACGTTACACCCTGCAGTCTCACGCAGTGGGGGAGCCATCCATACCTAACTGACTGAAAGTCAGTAGGTAAAAAGCTGAAAGTTACAGCGCAACTATCGAAGATAGTTGGGGGGTGGGGTCTGCCAAACCGATTCTGGTCGTACACGCTGGCGTCCGCTACTACATATAATCCCCACGGTGCATTGAACTCCCCTCATTTTTGCGGTGATCTTGCTAGATTGACTTCAGAGACAAATTCACACCAAAAATTCTTAACCTGCTGGTTTGCAATCTGTTGGAGTCCTTGTATTCAAGTAACTGTTGACGGTTGACTTTTGAAATTTTTGTTTATACCTTTACAGCACTGAAGCGATTCAGAACTTTTTAAGCAGTCAAAGCATTTTTCTTTGTTTGCACAAAGGGAATCCTTTATTGTTTATGGCGCGAGGGATGTTGTGTCCTGAAAAAAAGAGCCTTGATCTGGGCTTGAGTACTAAAAAATAACTGGCTATATTTGTAGCCATGAAGATCAACAAAGAATACCGCAAGGGAGGGTTCTTCAGCAACTCTCAGGACAAGTTCTCCGACATGGAGGGGGCAGGTTCTGGGATCAACACAGCATTTGGCAATCAAGGCTTCTTAAGAACCAAGGGTTCAGCTTTGAGAAAAGAGAAGCGTTACCTCAAGAAGTTGGATAGACAGGGGAAGCTAAACGAAGAAGGGCCACGCAGTGCTGATCGCTTGGAGTACTTGAAGAAAGTCCAGCGAGATAGAATCAAGAAAGGCATTGGTGCAGGTGCATTGGCTGCTGGTGCGGCTTTTGGAGCCCCTGCTTTGGTTAGTGCTGTTCAAAGCGGAGGTGGTTTGTCTGGTCTTGCCAGCAATCTTGCCAGCAATCTTGGCAGCTCTAAGCTCGGCAGCGCTGTAGGCCAAGGCATCAAAGCTCTGAAGACAGACGCAGTTAAGAGGAAAGCCCTGAAGGGCGGGACAAAGCTCTTGGGTAAAATGATTGCTGGAGAAGATGCCCCATCTCAGAACATGGATGAGAGAGGCCTTATGGGTGGTATGCAAGAGATCGGTGCTACACCATCGACTAGCGAGCTTGAGTACCCAGACATCTCTGGAGGTTCACAGATGGATCAAATTGCCCAGGGTCAGCTTGCGGGATATGGTACAGACACATCTCAAAACATTGACGTCAATACCTTGATGCAGCTTTTAGCTGGCGCTGGTATCCCTGGCGGGGCGAAAGGCATGAAGATCTTGAAGCGTGGTCAGGATAAAAACAAAGACCTTAGACTCCTTCATGCTTTGAAGGCTATGTACGGAGCAAAACTCCCTGAATAATGGCAACACTGACAGTTAGCATATCAGAAAGCGTAACCCTTAACGGCAAGGAGAGGGGCTCTGTGAACACCACGGACATCACGGGTGTCACTCTTGTAAACGATCGTATTGTAAGTGTAGGGACTGCTGAGCAGTCTTTGCTCTTGTTTGACACTGCAGCAGCTGCTGGTCAGTTTGCTGATTCTACTGTTGACTACCTGAGGATCACCAACCTTGACGGAACAAACTTTGTTTCTTTGAGGGTGACCGCAGGCAACGACGAGTACTTTGTCAAAATCTCACCAGGCGATTCCTTTGTTTTGTTTGAGACAGTGATGGATGCAGACTCTGCGTCAGGTGTTGCCACCATGTCGCTGGCTAACATAGACTCGATCAAAGCAAAAGCTGATTCAGCAGCCTGCGATGTAGAAATATTTGTAGCAGCTTAAAAACAATAATTATGGATCACGGAAAGAAACCTAAAGTCAAAGTAGTTAAGAAGATGCCAGGCGGTGGCATGATGAAGGACAAAATGATGAAGCACGGGGGCAAGCACAAAATGCCCATGTACATGTACGGGGGTAAGGTCTTCAAAGATGGGGGCTCTCTCGTGGATGCTCTTGCCAAGGACCCCGCTCAGCTCGCCAAGATGAAGAGGGCGGTTGCTGGAAAGTGAGGGATCGTTACTTCAATCCTAAGCTGAAGCGAAAGGACCCTGGGGTAGAAAATGAAAAACGACGACTCAACAATGAAGCTGTCAAAAAATCTGTCACTCGCAGAGGTGACCAAAAGCAACACAGCCAAGCGGCTGGGGATAAATAACACGCCAGATGAGTGGGTTACAGAAAATCTTAGGAAAGTCGCAGAGCATATTTTTCAACCTGTGCGCGAGCATTTCGGAAGGCCTATATACGTGTCGAGCGGCTATAGGTCGCCTGAGCTCAACCAAGCGATCGGTGGTTCAAAGCGTAGTCAGCATGTGGAGGGTAGAGCACTCGACCTTGATGGAGACGTATTCGGACGTGTGTCGAACGGTGACATCTTCCGCTATATACTCAACAACCTTACGTTTGATCAGCTCATTTGGGAGTTTGGTGATGAAGACAATCCTGATTGGGTTCACGTGTCTTTCGTTTATGATGGTGTTAATCGTGGCAGGTGTCTCAAGGCTCTACGAGACGATAGAGGCAAGGTTTACTACGAAGTAATATTTGGCAAGTCGCTATGATTGGATTAGGATTATCTGTAGTTGGTGGCGATATAGCTCAAGCTTCAAGCCAGTTCAATAGGAACATCGCTCCCTTTTCAAGGACTAAGTCTTTGAGCTTTGACGGTATAAACGACAGGGCTCACTTTGCTTCGGATACAGAGCTTGTTGAGATGTTCGGTACTGGAGACTTCAGCATCTCGTACTGGGTGAAGGGGGCTGTTGTTCCATCTGGTGGTAAAAATTTTATGATGGTAGATCACCTCGATGTACTTGCTGGAAGTAGGGTTGTGCAAATTGTGGTTGGATCAATTAACGGTCCAAGTGCGAGTTCCAACCCTAATGATCTTTTATTTACTCTATACGATTCTAATACGAGTGGCGGTTACTTCGTAAACTACATATCCCCCAACTCGGCGTTCGATCAGATTTTGGAGAATCAGTGGAACCACATTCTTATCTCTTGCACCAAGAACGCATCAGATAGAACTGTCGAGGCTTGGATAAACGGTGTAAGCTTAGGATCTACAACCAGCGGCAACGCGGAGGATTTTACGGGTGTCGCCTTTGCTGGCAATGCAGACAGGATTGGTCCAGGAAAGATTGGATCTCTATCAACCTTCACCTTTCTAGAGTACAAGATTGATGACTTCATGGTGTTTAGGTCTGCATCAAATGATACTATCGCCCAGGCCATCTACAACGACAACGTTCAGCTCGACGAGTCCTCTAGATCTAACATTCAAGCTTATTACAAGTTTGAGGGGAACACCTCTGATCACACTGGAAACAACGAAAGCTTTAAGCTTCTCGGCGCTACAATCGTAGAGGACGCACCAGATGGTGAGTCATACGCTCTGTCTTTCGATGGAGTCAACGACATCGCATCTTGGGCTTCGGGAACTACGCTCACCAGCCTTATTGGTGCTGGCGACTTTACCCTTTCTTACTGGGCACATCGAGCCGACTGGGTAACTACTGGGGCGACGTCAACAACTCTTCTTACGAATGCGCTGAACACATCCCCATACAAGCAGGTTAGTTTAGGGGTGCTTGCTGGAACAGGTTCTACTGACGCCGACCTACGAGGGGCTATTCAGGTTAAAGTTGCAGATGGGACCACCATTTACATCGATGATGTAAGTCCAAATTTGTCTAGCGTCTCTGGCGTTACTGACGACGATTGGATTCACGTTGCTTACGTCAGCACGGTAGATGGGGTGGCAGAAACCAGAAGCGGTCAGTTCTACATCAATGGGGCCGCCGTTACAACAACAGAAAACACTGCTAGTGACGACTACGACTTTAGTGGGCTTGATGCAGGAACTGCTGGTCTTGGAGCAGCTAGAATTTTTGGTGGCTGGTACACTCACCAGGCTCAGATTCTAGACGATATCTCCATGTATGACGCCGCACTTACTTCCTCAGACATCTCAAACATTTACAACAGCGGAGTTCCGAAGGACGAGTCCTCTAGATCCAACCTTGTCGGATACTGGAGAATGGAACAGAACGGAAATGACAGCAGCTCCAACAGCAACAACCTCACCGTAAGCGGCGCAACATTCACAAGAGACATTCCAACATCATGAGAAAATACGCAATCCTAAACGCAGAAGACATCTCCACTAGAATGGCAAATGAAAGTGTGGATAAATCTAAAGACGCGCTGAGAAAAACCGTGAGAAACGTAGACAAGAGAATTGTAAGATGGGATGGGGACAATGTCCCTTACGGTTGTTCTGATGTCGCAACCTACACCCACGCCGAAATCCTTGCTATCGTAAATGACGAGAGTGGGGACTGGTGGCAGGAACTTCCAACTCTAGAAGACCTCACTTGATCTTTTGCAACCTCCTGTATAAATTTAATATATGATAGATATAGACAAATTAAAGTTTGCCTTGGTCCCATACACTGAGGTTACAGAAAGAATGCTTGGCGAGTGTAACAACTCCCCAATAGAGGCTCTTCGAAAAGCTTACAGTGATTCTGAAACACTGGTACTTCTCACATACCATGGCAACAAGCCTTACTCTCTTTACGGGAGGGACGTTATGACTCTGCAAGAAATAACAGACTTGCAACGTTCTGATCAGTACACCTGGTCTTAAGTTTTTTCTAGCTCCCTGTAGAAAGCCTGAACTAAGAGTCGGGCTTTTTGCGTTATACCATATCTAACCCTGAAGTTGTATTTGGTCTCCTCTCTAAAGAGGTGATCCTCCATCTTGTCTGATGGCGTTAGTTTGTCAAAGTGTTTGTACACGTAACCTTGCTTAACTAACTCATACACAATTCTTTGGGCAAGCTTTTTTTCGGAGTAGTCGTACTCCTTTGCTGCGTATCTGATTGTCCAGAACTCTAGGTCGTAAGCCCAGAGCATAAACATCAGCTCTCTTTCGAAGATATCCTTGCTCCTGCAGAAGTCTTTCGTGACATTCCTCAGATCCTTGAGGTAGTTCTTTTTTACGTACCTTTGATTAAGCCTCGAAAACTCTCTGAAGAGTTTCTTTTTTGACACAACGCTCTTAGGCATAAACTGAAATCATGATGGACGAAGATAACGAACACTACGAGTTTTTGCTAGAGATGCAGCGTGTCCACGGTGAAATGGAGTTGCTTATTGAGAGATACAACATGAGAGACAAAGTCATGTCTGTTGTTGTGACTGGCGTGCTAGAGCCGATAGATGAAGATACCAGCCAGATGAAAGCTTTGTTTAGCTACAACCTGAGTTCCGAAGAAGAAATGGAGGAGATGGTGAGGTTTATATCAAGAACCTACAAGGACCAGGATGAGCCAGATATTGATGACTTGCTCGACGGCCTTGGTATTTCACTAAACTAATGGACGGACTTATTAGAAAGATCATCATCGGGAGAGACCCGAAGGATGCCATGGCCTATTACGTAGGCATGAGAGCAGGAGGAGGGGAGGTTTCAACAATCGTCATGGATGACGAGCACCTCTTCAGATACAATGTCAAGCGATACCTAGTATATTTGCAAAGGGACGGATCTCAAGTGCTTTGGAAAAGCGTTGATTCAATGCCCTGTATAATTGAATATGACTGTAATTTTTAATGTATGAAAACTCTTGACTTGTTTGTCGTAGAACTCGACAAGCAGACTAAGGACACCATCAAAACAGATTCTGGATTAGAGCTGTACATTGACTCTAAGTGGAATGAGTTTGAGCACAGGGTTACTGAGGGCCCCGTTGTGTCCTCACCCCTAAAGCACAAGACTGGTGTCAAGAAAGGCGATACGCTTTACTTTCACCACCTGGTAGTTATGAATGAGGGCCAGGTTCTCACTGGGCATGAAAAGCATTACCTGGTGAGGTACGACCCGCGTCAAACCATTAACAATCAGGCTATTGCATACAAGAGTGCAAAAAGTGGCCACATATATCCTCTTGCTGGTTGGGCTCTGCTTGAGCCTGTGGAACAGGATGAAGAGCCTGGTACTACAAGCGATGTCATTGAGATCGTCAAGTTGGAGCAGCCAAAGGTTCGCAAAGCTCGCGTGGCTTTTGACGCTCCTTGGCTTGAAGAGCTTGGGATTGGTGTTGGCGATGTGGTGGGTATTAAAAAGAACCGAGACTACGAGATAACCATTGATGGAAACAAATACTTCAGAGTTCGTGCTGAAGACATTTTATACAAAGAGTTATGAATATTGACAAGGAACAACTTATGGAGGTGCTCGCAGAAGAAGAGTGCCTTACAGCTGATGGGTTTGATGACGCTCTCGTTGGATTTACATGTGGTGCCAATACTGTAGCTGTATATGACATGAGCAGGATGATTGACATCTTGGTTGCCGAGGGCATGGAACACAATGATGCTGTTGAGCATATTGACTACAATGTCATTGGAAATTACGTAGGGGAGAAGACACCCATATACATTGGCTTTGTCACAGAAGAAGTTCACAACTATTGAGGCTGCGAAGCGCTTGATGTCGTCGATGGAAGTTGCCATCAATAACATGATAGACGAAATCAAGAAGCCTGTTGATCCTGAGATCAACGGTAGCGCCCGTAAGGCAGAGCTTCAGTCCATCAAGCAGACAGCTACGGATTGCAAGGAGCTAATCGTTGAGAGACAGCGGTTAGAACAAATGATCAAAGACCTAAACAACAATGGCTCGATCGGAGAAGTCAAAGACTACACAGGAGGATTCGCGGAAAGATATTCAAAGTGATTGGAAACAAATAGTATGGCAGTACAATAAAGTAGACTTCAAGTTCTGGGAGGAATCCTGGAACGACGAGTTCGAAGACTAGGTTGGTAATCGCCAGACGACCCGCTACGAAAAATGGGTAATCAAACTGGGGCGTAGTTCAGTTGGTTAGAGCGTCTGTCTTATACACAGGAAGTCACGGGTTCAAATCCCGTCGCCCCAACCATGCGCTCGTAGCTCAGTTGGATAGAGCAACAGCCTTCTAAGCTGTGGGTCATAGGTTCGAATCCTATCGGGCGTACAAAATTTAATACAATGGCTAAAGTACAAGTATCAACATACCAGAAGAAGCAGGTTCGTCGCAAAGGAGTTCACGCGAAGACCAAGACGTCTAAGATCAAATCGTCCAAGAACTACAGAAAGCGTTATGCTGGTCAAGGACGATAACTATGATGAGGCTGTTATCTCAATTTGTCCCAACGGTACGCAAGGTGAAGTTGTTTCAGTTGGTGGTCTACACATTGCACTTCCCGCTCAGCCTCCCAAGAAGAAAATTTTCGGACATGACAAGCCAAACCACATGCAGTTGTGGGAGAGGCAACCTATGCCAGCGGAGCTGTCTCGGATTAAGAGCATGGATGAGTGGGCCGAGACCCCCAGAGAGTTTCGAGAAAAGTTTCGTCCGTATATCGAGGAGGAGTTTCGACGCAGGCGTGAGGGCTTTTGGTTCTATAACAACGGTACACCTACGTATATTACGGGTAGGCACTATATGATGCTCCAGTGGACCAGGATGGATATAGGGTATCCAAGCTTCCTGGAGTTCCAAAAAAATATTTTCGTACATTTAGCTGCGTGTGAGGCGGACCCGCGCTGTATTGGCCAGCTGTACACTAAGTGTAGGCGGAGTGGATATACGAACATCTGCTCCGCTGTCCTTCTAGACGAAGCGACACAGGTCAAAGACAAGCTCCTTGGTATCCAGTCAAAGACTGGTAAGGACGCTCAGGAAAATATATTCATGAAGAAGGTGGTATACATGTTCCGTCACTACCCCTTCTTCTTCAAACCCATTCAAGATGGTACCACGAACCCACGCATGGAGCTGGCTTTTCGCGAGCCGAGTAAGAGAATCACGAAGAACAATAAGACTGCGCAGACGGGCGAGGCTCTTAATACGGTCGTAAACTGGAAGAACACCACCAACAACGCATACGACGGAGAGAAGCTGCACCTGCTGTATCTGGATGAGGCAGGAAAGTGGGAGAAGCCCACAGACATCAGAGACGCCTGGAGGATACAAAGGACCTGCCTTATCGTAGGTAGAAAGATTGTAGGGAAGGCCTTGGTGGGCAGTACTGTCAACCCCATGGACAAAGGGGGTAAGGAGTACAAGGATTTGTGGAGGGACTCCAACCCAGAAGAGAGAAATGCCAACGGCAGAACTCGATCAGGGCTCTATAGACTCTTTATCCCAGCCTATGAATCCCTGGAAGGATTCTTTGACAAGCACGGTCATCCCGTTGTCAACGATCCAGACAAAGTAATAGAAGGCCTTGATGGTGATGACATCATCTTTGGCGCCAAGACTTATCTCAAGAACGAGAGGACCACATTGAAGGATGATCCCTCTGAGCTGAACGAGGTAACCAGGCAGTTTCCTTTTACCACGGATGAAGCTTTTAGGGATAGCATTGATGGAAGCCTGTTCAACATCGGCAAGATATACGAGCAGATACAATACAATGATGACCTATACCCTAACCCCGTTGTACGGGGAAACTTTGTTTGGAAGGGTGGGGTCCAAGACTCTTCTGTAGTTTTTAAGCCTGACCCTCAGGGCAGGTTCAGAATTGCATGGATGCCTCCAGAAGAACTGAGGAACCTTAAGTTTGAAGAACGAGGTAAACGTATTGCACCTAATGCAGAGCTGGGTGTTGGTGGGGTTGACTCTTATGACCTTGACGCTACTGTCGATGGTCGTGGGTCTAAGGGGGCGCTGCACCTGTACAACAAGTTTCACATGCAGCACCCTGCGAACATGTTTGTGCTGGAGTATGCGTCTCGCCCCCCTCTTGCCAAGATATTCTACGAAGACTGTTTGATGGCGGCTTTCTTTTACGGTTATCCTCTTTTGATTGAGAACAACAAGTATGGCATTGCAAGATACTTTGAATCAAGAGGTTACGATGGATACTTGATGAACAGGCCAGGTCATCTATCTTCGAAAAATGCCAAGGTAAATGTCAAGACCAAGGGTATACCTTCTAACTCACAAGACGTAATACAAGCCCATGCACACGCCATTGAAGCATACATACATGACCACGTTGGCATGCACCGAGAAACTGGGGAGTACGGGAAGATGTATTTCAACTCTACTCTTGAAGATTGGATTGGTTTCAAGATCAACGATCGTACTAAGTTTGACCTTACGATTAGTTCGGGTCTTGCCTTACTTGGGGCTCAAAAGTCGAAGCCCAAAAAAGAACCAGTAAAGTTTGACGAGAAGAAATTCTTCAGGCGATATAAGCCAATCGGCTGACAAGTAGAATGTTTCTATATTTGCAAAAATGCAAATTCCCTAATGTACAGCAACAGCAAAAGGAACAGCAAGAGCTTTCCAGATCCACTAGCGCCTCAAGCTGTCAAGCAAGGGAAAGCCTATGGGCTTAAGTATGCTAAGGCGATAGAGGCCCAGTGGGGGAAGATGTCTGATAGCGATTCTTTGTTCAAGAGAAGAAACAGAGTCTGGGAGAGAAACAAAGACTACGCTAACGGAACTCAGGATACAAATATATACAAGCGGATTCTCACTTCGATGGATCCAAACAGCGGCGATGGCAGTCTGGTAAACCTGGACTACACCCCCGTACCAATCCTTCCTAAGTTTTCTAGAATCGTTGGCAACAAGATTCTTTCTAGAAACCCTTACCCGAACTTGGAGGCCATTGACCCCATCTCTTCTTCTGAGAAGAACAAAGAAAAGCAGCGTATCAGAACTCAGGTTCAGATCAAGCCAGATCTAAAACAACTCAAAGAAGAGACTGGTGGGTTGGTTCTTGACAAGGATCCAGACGACTTGCCAGATACATTGGAGGAGGCGGAAATTTTCCTCGAAACAAATCTTAAGACAGACGCTGAGATTGCTGCACAGATAGGCACAAACCTCACTTTGTCTTGGAACAACTTCAACGACAGCATTTATCGTCGATGCGTTAATGATCTTGTGTCGCTCGGTATGGCTGTCGTCAAGAGGTCTAACGACCCCAACTACGGAATCAAGACAGAGCACGTAGATCCGTGTATGTTCTTGCACAGCTATACAGAAGACCCAGGTCTCAACGACCTGACGTATGCTGGCCACATCAAGAAGATCTCTATACAGGAGCTGAAGAGATTGGCTGGCGATCAGCTTACTGAGGAGGACTACCAGAAGATTGCACAGGGGGTGGCTGGCATGTACGGGAATGACTCAAGCATCCTCAACAGAAGATACTATGACGATTACTTGAAGCGAGATGTCTTTGGGTATGACGAGTACATGATCGACGTCCTGGACTTTGAGTTCATGTCTGTGGACTGCATGTTCTTTGAGGACAAAGAAAACAGGTACGGCAACAAGCTTTTCTTCTACGAGGGTTTTGAATACAAAGAGAAACCTGGTAGCGTCTTTGAGCGCGAGCCAAGAAAGATGAACATAGCTACTGTCTACGGGGGTAGCTACATCCTTGGCACCAAGTACATGTACGACTATGGACTGAAGGCAAACATGCCCAGAAATATCCATGACATCTCTAAGTGCAGGCTTTCTTACTCAGCTGTGGCCACCAACATTCGGAGAATGATTCCGAAGTCTATGGTAGACAGCTGTGTTGGCTTTGCAGACATGTTGCAGATTACTCACCTGAAGATTCAGCAGGCTATCGCTAAGGCCAAGCCAGACGGTTTGGTTATTGACATCGAAGGGTTGGAAAATGTACAGCTTGGAAAAGGCGGTGAGCTTCAGCCCTTGGAGCTTCACGACATCTACGAACAGACTGGTGTCTTCTACTACAGAAGCAAAGATCCAGAGGGCGGGTTCCAGAACCCACCTATCCGCGAGATTGGGAACAGCATCAGAAACATCAACGAGCTCATTGGTATATACAATCACTACCTGCGCCTTATCAGAGACGCTACGGGTGTCAATGAGGCTATGGATGCTAGTTCTCCAAAGGGCGATGCTCTGGTTGGCGTGCGTGAGCAGGCTATTGCTGCAGGAAACAATGCCATCTATGACATCACTAACGCATCTATGGTATTGTTCAAGAAGGTATGCGAGGATATTGTCAAGTGCCTTCAGATTATTCCTGAGGGCTCTGTTATCATGAGGGCATACCAGAACGCTATTGGTGAGGAGAACATGAAAGTCCTTTCTACTTTCTCTGACTTGCCCATGTACAACTTCGGCGTAAGCGTGCAGAAAGAGATGGAGGATGCAGAGAGACAGTTCTTGGAGCAAAACATCCAGGTGTCTCTTTCTCAAAAAGAACTTGACTTGGAGGATGCCATTGCCATCAGGCAGTTGAAGGACATCAACCAGGCAGAAAGACTTTTGATTGTGCGCC